AACTGTTTTTTCAAGATTATCAGTAAACTTTGGATCTGTTGTTATTTCATACATATCATTGCTATTACAAGAATAACATATACCCATTCTTTATATATATAATAAAAGTATTTAAATTAATTTAAAATTTCATTTTATTTATGATATAAAAATGGACGATAAACCTTTATTAAATGATAATGACAGAGAAGGATTAATTGAAAGACTTAAACGTTTAGAAAATGAAATTGAAGATATAAAAAAAGAACTCGGTCCAACTGAACAAAAAATGGATGACGAAAAACCACCAGATTGTTCTGAATGCTGTAGAGATTGTGCTACTTGTTGTCTATTATGTGCTCTGTGTGGAACATTAAATAGACGTTAATTTAATTATAGTTTAAATAAATACTTATATATATATATACAATGTCTTCTAATTCTGATTTACAGTTACCCTCTAAAAATGATAATGTTACTTATCATACTTCAAAAGGCGAACAACCAATGGTTAAGGTAACAGGTTATTCTAAAGAAGTTTTATTAAAATATTTAGATGCACTTGCTAAAGGAGAAAATCATTTTTTAAATACAGGAGAAAACAAACCTTAGATGAATTATTTAAATCAGTTCCAAAGTAATTATTTATTTATTTATTTATTATATAATAATAAATAAATGCCTTTAACAATCTATAATAAACAGATTGATAAAATATCAGGTCCTATTTCAATAGGAATTTTTAAGCCAAATAAAACTAAATTTGAGAATTATAAAAAACTTGGAATAACCCTTCCAATTTATATTCTTTTCGGAGATAAACATAGAAGTTTTGCCAATATGTGTGAAGTATGCGAATGTAAACCAGGTTCAACAAACTGTTGTTATAAAATATATGACCCAAACTTTATGAGATTAATTGATAAACTTGTATCACCAGGACATGGAGTAGATGTTTATATGGAAGGATGGCACTTTCATCAAATAGATTATAATGCGTTTGGATATGTATCAGGTCCTATGGAGTTGCTAAGAGAAGGTTATGCGATATGTTATAATCGTAAATTAAAAGGAACACAAAAATATGAAGATGGATGTCCTACTAAAGAATTAAAATGGCATTCTGTAGATGTTAGACAAACATATAAAAAAATATTTGAAGAAGATGAAGAAAGTATTAAAAAATATGGTAAAATTAATAAATATACATTTGAACTTTTTTCTTCTTTTTTAATATTAGAAGATCAAGAATATGGTAGCATATCACTTATAAAAAGTCCTCAAGAAAAAATATCTCGTGTAAACCGAGTATTTGATTTTATGACTAAATATTATTCTAAAGAACAAATATTAAAATATTGTAATATATATGATAATATATTAAAAGGTAAAAAACCCTCAATTGAATTATTAACTCCTAATGAAAGTTTAATTATGAAACAAATATCAAAATTTCCAAAAGAAACTCAACAAGATTGGATTGATAGAATTAGCGACTATTTGACTAATAATATTAAGTTAAAATCAGCAGACTACTTATATCAAATGCCTAAGTCAATAATAGCATACATAGAAAGTGATAAAAAAGATACTGATATATTAACTTATATTTCAAAGTTAGACTCTTATAGTATTTATGCTTTACATAATTTTCAAAGTACTCTTCTTGACTGTTATTTTATATGTAGGTCTATAAAACCTACTTTATCAGATCCTTCTATTTTAAGTATTGCTTATTTTGGAGATTTTCATATTGAAAATATATCAAATTTTTTAGTTAACGACTTTGAATATGAATTAGTGTTTCAAAAAACCAAAGAAGACACTAATAAAGATACTTTAAGATGTTTAAATATATCTGCTGATATCAATATTGATAATATATTAAAAGAATATGGTTATACTATAAAAAATACAGGTCCTCCTATAATTATTCCTACAGATAAGCCACAATATTCGTATGCTATTTATAATCAACAAGCAAATGTTTCTGTTGAAAAAGATGAAAGTTATTCTAACGCATATAGCTCCGATAAAGATGATAGTTCGTCAAGAAATCCATTTTCTAAAAGAGATGGAAGTTACTCTAATACATATGGCACCAATAAAGATGATAGGTCATCAAGAAATCCATTTGCTAAGAGAGATGGAAGTTACTCTAATAAGTATTATATATCTCATAGAATTAAACGTATTACTAAAAGAAAAACATCTAAACGCTCTATAAAAAAGTCATCTAAACATTCTATCAGAAGACGTTAACTTATAATTAAAAAATTATTTATAGTTTAAATAAATAATTTTTATCATAAAAATGTCAGACTACTGTTCTTACGGAGATTTTTGTAATACTGATTTACAAATAAAAAAAAATTCTTCAGAAACTCATCATCGTCATCATATCAATTGTACAAAATGTAATAAGATGCTAGAACCAAATTATAAAAATGCAGTTCTTTATGACTGTGATTGTTTATGTGCTAGAGATGTTAAATATTCTTGTCCTTGTGGAAATACTTTTACAAAGAATTTTGATTGTATAGCTCCTGGAATTGACGATGATGAATATGAAGTTGAATATGCAAGTCGTCCAACAAAGAGTAATTAAACTATTTATTATTTAAAATATTAAATAATAAATAAAAGATGAAAGAAAAACATATTCGTGCTTTTATGCAAACTGCTAAAACATTCGCTGAATGTTCTACTGCAAAAAGACTTCATGTTGGTTGTATTGCTGTTAAAGATAATAAAATTATAAGTATAGGTTACAATGGAACTCCAAATGGATGGGATAATAATTGCGAAGATGATGATTTTAAAACACTTCCTGAAGTATTACATGCAGAAAGTAATATGTTAATGAAATTAGCAAGAACTACAGGAGGAGCTGAAGGGTCTACTATATTTGTAACACATTCGCCTTGTTTAGAATGTGCTAAATTAATTTATCAAAGTGGGGTAAAAGAAGTATATTATGAAACAGAATATAGAAATAAAGATGGAGTAAATTTTTTAAAAAAATGTGGTGTTGATATAAATGTATATAGAGTTACATAAATCTGTTTCTAAAGTATTCAGAAGCTTGTCTTAACATTTCAGTTCGTTGATTTAATTCTTGATTTTCATAGTAATTAATAATATTATTAAAAAAAGTATTTAATGAGGTATTATTATTTTTAACATATCGATTTAATATGACATATTTTAAAGGATTAGTATATTTTAAATGATTAAGATGGATAATGAGAAAAATAAACATCCATAATTTTTTTTCATATCTTTTCATTATTTTTTATTAAATAACGAAAAGTTTTAAATAAAGTTTTTTATGATTTACTTTGGAACCATTGCTTGATAAAGAGTAAATGATTGGAATAAGAAAATGACAAGAATAATAGCAAATAAAATTTGAGAAGTTCTTACTGCATTCTTTGCCGAAGTATTTCTTTGTTCAGCAGCACCAGTAGTAACGCTAACAGCAGAAACGTTAATAATACCGATGATAAGTAATGCTAAAGCTGCAACACTTTGTAAGATAACAGACATTGGTGGCATATCCATTTTAAGTTTATTGTTTTATAAAGAAAAAATATTTTTTATAAAAATTTTAATAAAACATAGGTATATACTTTATTTTCTGATTTAAATATCATTATATATGTAGTTTGTATCTCTTCGTCAAGTATTACTTCTTCTTTTATTATCTCTTGTCCATTATAAATAAAAAATATAAGGTTAGATGTATCAATTGAATCTTCGCTATCTCTATCAATTGTATTAATTCTATAATTATTAAAATATCTTGAAGTATAGATTGCATTTCCTACATTTGAAACTTTTTGTGCTAAAAATGTATATCCTTCCATTATATCTAAATTACTTAAAAAAAATGTGTTTTCGTTTACTGAAGGTGGTAAACTAAAACTTTTATAATTTAACGTTGGATCAATATTATATAATGCTAATTCTTTCTTTGTGTAATAAATTGTAAAATGTTCGGATTGTTCAAAATCTTTTGCAGTTGTATAAAAGTTTGGAATATACTTTTTTGTTTTATAACTTATTACCGTATAAATGTCATTTTTTGTGATAGAATATAAAGCATATAATAATCTCTTTTTCAATTCTTCATTTGTTGCTATTAAATATTTTTTTCCTTGAATAAACGAATCATTTTTTAAAGATAATTGTCTATTTTTATTTTTATACTCGTGTGATGGTTTAACTACAATACGTTTTTCAAAATCATTTACATACTTTTTTAATTGTTCATTAAACTCTTGATTGTTATTTAATTTTAATAGATTATCTAATTCTTGGCTATATTCTTTAGAAAATAAATATAACAAATATGAAGTCAGCATATTTGACAAACGTATAAATGAATTATATTGGTCTAATAATGAAATTCCCACTCCTAATGGTGCTATATATTCGTTTATTTTATTATTATAAACATTTCTTGTAATATCATTTGTATTTGTATAGTCGTCTGTATAAATAAACCCTTTCAAATCATCTTTAACAAAATAATAACCGATTAATATAGATTTATTTTCAAAGTTTGTATAAAGTACTTTTTGAATGTCTTTAATTTTTTCTATTTCAAAAAATTGTTTAATTAATGATGTAGGATATTTATCAATTGAAATTTTTGTATTATATTCAGGCGTTCCTTTTTCAAATTTATCAAAATTAAATGAAGATATTGGCGAATTATAAACTGTTAAAGTTTTATCATTTATTTTAATTTTAATTTTTCTAATTTTTCCAACACTATCTTCAATTTGACTTGTTATATCATTTTTTAATTTTACATTATTATTTAAAATATTAACGGTAGATGCATATAAACTAAATAATTTTTTGATAAAAGGCGTGTCAGTGTCAAATATCTTTGTGATTGTTCCTTTTACTTTATCGCCACTTGATACATCTGTTTCTAATACAATAAGTTCAGTTTGAGGTGCTATTACTTTGTCAACTTCTGCACCATATGTTCTAAATAAAATTACAGTTTGTTCAAAAAGAGCTTGTTTTTCGTTTATAATAAAATATTTTTTGAAAAATGGTGTACAAAATGAACCTAATTTATTTTCTGTTTTATTTCTACAAAATAAAATAATGTTAACTTGAAAGAGATTTTCAAGGATATTTAAAAATTGTAATGGATCAATATTTTCATTATTTTCTAAAATTTTAATGATGTCTGCTGGGAATAACATATTTTGACTTGTTAAATTATATGGGGCTAGTTTTAGTATTCTTGAACGAATTTTTGATATACTTATATCTAAATCTTTTGCATTAATTAAACATTCAATGCAGCTATTAATTGACTGAGAAACACCTTTACGTAAAAAACGATGAGTTCCTAATAAAGTATTAATTTCAACTGTATTCAATAATGCTGAGATATTTGGAGGAAGAACACCAAATCTATCTTTTTTCAAAATTTTATTAGTTTTAATTAGATTATCTAATTTACGTTCTGATTTTTCATCTTCATCATCAATTTCTTTTTCAAGTTTTTTTCCAGATAAATCAACAATTTTATTTTCATAATCGTGACGTAAATAACCTTGAGTAGTATGTGGATTTTCATAACAACAAGGTAATATACCAAATTTTTCAGAATTTTGTAAATTACTTGCTTTATAACCCACATAAGGATGAGATGAACTTTTACAAACATACCAAGCTTGTCTTCCTTCAGTTGCTGTTAAAGGAAATAACATAACATCATTTCCTTGTTCTATTTCTTTTTCAGCTTGTTTTTTCTCTAAGATGGCAACAGGTTGATTAGGACAAAATCTTCCATAACCACTTGGATAAATTTCTGGAAAAATATCACGTAAATCTTCGCTGTCTTCAGGAATGACAATTTTCTTTTTAATTAATTCTTTAATGTTAGGAAGATAAGTTTTATAATAATCAAAGAAATCTTCTTGTTTATTTTTATACATATAAACTAAACATTGTTGTAAAGTTTGTAAAGAATGTTTTAAGAAAACTTCTGATTTTGCTTTTTTAATATCAATACGAATAATATTGTCTCCTACATCAACTTTTCCTTGAAACGTTTCAACTTCTTCATCAGTTGGTTTTGTAATACGTTTAATAGATGCAGAGCAAGAAATAGTATTAAATAATAAAAATCTGATACCGCCTTTTATTTTTTCAATTTTAAAACTTTCGTTGATAGTCATCACAGAGCTAACAATATTATCATTTAGCGCATAATCATAAATAATTTCTCTTGGTAAATCAATTCCCTTAAAGATTAAATAACCTTTACCAAATGTTTCTCTTAATGTCATATTTTGAGGTGAGTCTATTGGTTTGATATTATTAAAAAATCTAGTTAATATTAAAGTTTCATTAATAACTAGATTACCGCCTTCAGAAACAATGCTATATTTATATTTAAATATACCTTCAATTTCGGACATTTGATCGATTTTTATTACAACATAATTAATGGCTTTTGGAATGGAGATGTTATTATCAGATTCAATTTCGTCTTTTAAGATATATAGACGAAGAGATTCTGTATTTTCATCTTCGGGTTCTAACCATTCAATTGGAGTGGTAAAATAAGTTAATATTTTATAAAATTTTGCAATTTTAACGAAAGGCATTTCTCGGTTTGGAATAAAACGATTTAATAATTCGTAGATATCAACTTTTAATTCAAATTCACCGTCGTATTTAGTTTGTGTTTCTTTGATATCAGACATAAATGAATCTTTAATTTTTGATAGAGTATAATCTTTAAGAAGAGAGGCTTGTTTAAAATTTTCTTTTTGAGTTTTTAAACGAGATTCAGATGCAAGATAAGATTGTTTATATTCTTCAAAAAAACTTTGATAATCAGTCATTGTAGAATATTTGTCAAGATATGTATTTAATCCAAATAGAGAAGAGTCTTCTCTTACTTCGTTATAACTTTCTTCAAAAGAAGGATTTTCTTCAATAATAGCAAAGTTTTCAATGATATACATAAATGCAATTTGAATTTTTGAAATTTGAATTTTAGTTTCTTTTGTAATATTTGTATAAATTTCGTCAATTGATTTGTTAAATCCTTCATCTGAAGATTCTTCTACATCAGTTTGTTTAATAAAATCAATAACAGTAAAACAACGAAAAGAAGAATCTTCATAATAATTAACTTTATAATCAACTTCTGAGAGAAATTTGATAGGTATATTATTAATATTTTTTTCTTCAGTTTTGATGTTGTGTTCTTTTAGAAGTTTTAATTCTGCGTATTTAGAGATGGTGTGTTTTTGAGTAACATAACGATCTTTTATAGTGTCAAGTGTATCGTATGAAAAAATTTCAAATTTTTCATCATTGATAAGAATACTCATTTTTTCTTTTATTTAAATAAAAGAAAAATATCTTTAATCATTTAATTTTCAATTGTTAAAACGGTTTGATATAATTCTAATGCAGATGAAACAGTTCCTTTTCTTGCAAAGCTATCGTCTTCTTTTAACTTTAACACTTCAATTCTAATTGGTAAGTTTTCAGGAAGATATAAGAAATGACTTCTTTTTTCTTCAATTAAATTAACAGGATCTGAAATATTATTTTGAGAATTAATACTATAAGTTTGTGGATAAACTTGTACTCCATTAAATTCTTTAGCAATATTGTCAGTAGTTCTAGTTTGAAAACTAACCCATCTTAACGAAGATAACATTTTTTCACTTCCCATTGGAGTAGAATCATTTGGAACAATTGCAACAATAAATCTAGAAGGACCTGCAAGTAAACTATTAACTAATGCTTTATAAATACCCATATCTTGATATTGACCTACTTTTGTCATAACAAAGCTGTCATAAACATTATTAATTTTTTGACGAATTAAAGTGTGAACTGAGTTAGGAGTAGAGTAATCAAACATGACATCTTTTGATTGATTATTACGTTGTGAAGGAGTAAAGTTATCAGCAGTAACATCTTCTATTAATACTGCTTTAAATTTTTTTTGTTGTGGAGCGTTCATTATTAAAAAATATTTATTATATCTTTAATAAATATTTTACAAAAATTTTTAATATTTCCAGTAATAATAGCTATTTCGTTGTTTTCTATTTAATTTAATACCATTTGTTCTTTGAAGTCCACTATCAATATCATATTTAGTTACCCAAATAGATAATTTATTATTATTATTAATAACGTCATATTCAGTTCTAATTGTATTAACAATATAATTAATTGTCATCTCTTGAAGTGCCTTAATATCCATTCTATTATTTTCATACATACTATCTGCAACAGAACGAATCATTTCATCTGGAACAACTATATTTTTACCTTCTGGATGAACTCCTGTTAACTTTCTTGTAATTTCAGTTGACATAAGTCTCATAGAAGCTTGACTCATAAAATAATTATAAGTGTCTTGAGAACGAAAAAATAAATAACGATAATTATAATTTATATCACCAAGTCCTTTATAAATATCTAATGAATTATCAGTTGAACTGGTAGAAGCATATTGATCGTATGGAATATTAGATTCAATCCAAGTTTGTGTGAAAGGATTGATATTTAATGGGTTTAATGTTCTATTATCCATTTTTCTTTATATTTAATAAATACAAAACAAATAAATATAAGAAATAATTTTTTTAACTATAATTTAAAAAAGGGATATACATTTATAAAAAAATGAATAATCCAGATGAAATATTTATCATTTTTACAAGCAAATATAGTCAATCTTGTAAACAAATTACTGATTCTATAAATCATATCTTTCCTTACTTTAATACTAAAATCATAGACATTGATAACCCTATTATCAGAAAATCTATATTAAATGCCACTACCAATAAAATTACTTCTGTACCTGCCGTTATGTTGTTTATGCCTCAAAGAAACGATATTAAAATTTTTGAAGGAGAACAAGCTTTAGAAAAAATTAGACAAGCTGTTGAAGCTGTTAACGAATATATGGTTCAGCAAGAACAAAAGAAAATTGAACAAGAACAAGTAAAAGCTCAACAAATTCAACGCCAATATCCCACTGACACTTTTAATACACAAGGACAAAAATTCGCACAAGAAGAAGGAGATGTCTCTAGCTTAGATGCAGTATTAGAAGATCAAGAAGCTCCACCTCCTAAGAAAAATCCTCGTAGAAAAATTCAAAAAGGCGTTTATGCATCCACTGAATTCTCACCTATTGACGAAGAATCTCAAATGCTTACTTCCTTAAAACCTATGCCTCCTAAAGGTGAAGGTCACGTTGGTATGGCAAGGACTAGTCTTCCTGAATTTAATACCTCTGAAGAAGAAGTTGTAAGATCTGCTTCTGACAGAATGATGGGTCCTGACTTTGAAAATCCGGAAGCAGCTGTTATGCCTCCTTCTGCTCTTAAAGGTGGTAAGAAAGTTAAGATGAAGACTGGAAAGAGAGTTCAAATTATTGAAGATGTCAGCGATGCATTTGAGGAAGAACCACCAAGAAGAAGATTAAATGACGATGAACCATTTGGAAATTATGATGAACCAGAAAAACCAAGAGGTATGTCAATGGAAGATATTATGGGTGCAAATGGAGTTGGAAATATTCCTATGGAAAGTAAAGAACATTCAATTAAGAGTTCAGCTGTAAAAAATGCAGCTGAAGCTTTAATGAGACAACGTCAACAACAAGAATCTCATATTCCTCAAAATATGCGTTAAACGAGATAAAGATTCGTTAAGTATAAACTCGAATATTATTTTTAAATAATTCTATAATAATATTATTATTATGTTCTTCTAACATTGCTTTACTAATGATTTTAATAACATTTCCTTTTACTCTTATAGTAGAATTTGAAAATAAACCAGTTGAAAATACAATAAAAGTTAAGTCATATTCGTCTGAATATCGTATCTTTTTTAATCGAGACATTGGAAAAAAATATTCTTTTGATCTACAACATAAATCACTCCAAAATATTATATGAAAATATATAGTCATTTTTATATAAATAATTATATAAAAATGTTAACTTGATAAATAATTAAAACATTTCTTTTATAGTATCATCTTCTTCGATAATTACTCCATTTGTATATGGTCTATTTAAAATATCAATAACTTCTGAAATAACATCTCCGTCTTTGTTTAGAATAGTATCTTTAAAATTAAATTTAGTTATATTTTCGTCTTTATAATAAGTTATATTATTTAACTTTGACCAAGGTATTAAATAAGAAGATGATTTATTTGTAAAACAACCATTATAATTTACTTTTTTAAAATAAAACATCTTATCAGCTAATACAGTTCTCATTTTATATAATTATATATTAAAATATTCTTTAAACTTATTTAAGCAATGGCTTTTGTTTGTCTTCGTTAGCAGTAAAATAACCATAAAAAGAACAAACTGTCTTATCATATAATTGTTTAACAAAAGTTAACTTAGATTGAATTCTTATTAAATCATCATCTTGTGATGCTAATGGATTATAATTACCATCATCGTCTACAACGTGAAAAGCATCAATTGGAATACAATTAAAAGGATTAGTCTTTACAACTTGGTCTAAGTCATCAATAATAACTGTATTACAAGGGTAAAATCCTGGAACTTGAAACATATCCCAAAGAATACGAAGGTCTTTTACACCTTTATATTGTTTATGACTTTTTTCAACGTGATAACGAAAAAAGAAAATATTTAATTTACGTTCAGGATGGTCTTTATAAATAAAATTATTAACAATATGCAAAGCATAATCTTTATCTGCAGCTGTAAAAACAGAGACATTAAAATTAGCAAATAAAAAATCTAAAAATTCTTGAAGATGGGGTCTTGCATAAATTCTAAACAACGGAGGCCAATCAACATATTTTAATCCAGAATTTAAGGGAACTTTAATCCAGTCACTTGAATCAATAGCATTTATAATGGTATTATCTAAATCAAGTATAACATTTAATTTACACTCACTCATTTATTTGTATAATTAAGAAAATAAAAACTTTTAAATATTTTATAAAATATAGTTTGGAACTTTTGTCTTATCAATATTTACAAAATTATATTGTAATTTTATCTTTTGTATTATTCCTTTCTTTATTGTTTCTACAACATCATCTTCTTCATCATATTCAGCACACTGATTATGTTTATTATAATACTCTCTTTCACGTTTTTTATGAACAACAACCTTTGGTTTTTTTGAAATTTCTTCTTCGATTTCTTGATACTTTCGCTTCATATCTATTTAAAAAGATATTAATTTATATATAATTAATATGTTTAAAAATAATTTAAAAGTCATTTTTGCTACAACTATTGAAGGTTATTTTTCTGGACCTAATAATACTCTTCCTTGGGACCCTAAAAAAGTACCTTCCGACCTTTCTCATTTTAAATATTTTACTACCGGAAAAGGTAATAATGCTATCGTAATGGGACGTGATACTTATCTTTCTATTATTAATGGTCGTAATATCACTCATCTTAAAGACCGTATTAATATTGTTATATCTTCTACTTTAAAACAAGAAGAATATCCTGATATAATCATTGTTAAAAGTATCAATGAAGCAATTACTAAAGCCAATGAAAAAAATGTTGATGATATCTTTTTTATCGGTGGTAGAAAAATTATTAAAGAAGTAATTGATAATTATTATCCAAGTTATATTTATTGGAATTGTATTAAAATAGAAAGTGGATTTGATGGAAAAGATTGTTCTAAGATTACAGATAAAGAATTTTGTATTAATATGAAAAATGATGGGTTTTTAATTCCTAGTAACTATTGGACTCCCTTTTATAATTATGAACATCCAGGTGTAGCAACTCATTATGATAATCTTGACGGTCATAGTGTAACTTGTTACCGATATGTATTGACAAACCAATTTACTGAAGAACAGAAATATCTTGATTTAGTAAAACGTGTCTTAGAAACTGGAAAAGAAAGAACAGATAGAACTGGAACTGGAACTTTAAGTTTATTTGCTCAATCATTTGAAATTGATGTAAGTGAACGATTTCCGATGTTAACTACTAAAAGAGTTTTTTGGAAAGGTGTTGTTGAAGAGTTATTATTCTTCATTTCAGGAAGTAGTGATACAAAGATTTTAGAAAATAAAGGTATTAATATTTGGAAAGGAAATACTTCGAGAGAATTCTTAGATAGTAGAAATTTATACCATTATAGAGAAGGTGAATATGGTCCTTCTTATGGTTATCAATGGAGACATTTTGGAAAAAAGTATGATGATTTAAAAGGTCAAGAACAAAAAGATAAATTAGGTGTATTTAAGAATGAATATCAAGGCGTTGATCAATTAAAAAATGCAATTAATTTAATTAAGACTGACCCGACTTCTAGAAGAATTTTAGTAAGTGCTTGGAATCCTGATTGTTTAAGAATTGTCCCATTGCCTTCGTGTCATTACTGTTTTCAATTTTACGTGGAGCCTGAAGAAAGAAAGTTATCAATTTTAGTAAATATGAGAAGTTGTGATGTGTTTTTAGGATTACCTTTTAACATTGCAAGTTATGCTTTGTTGTTGTACATTGTTGCTAGAATATGTGATTTGAAGCCTTCAAAGGTCACTTTTATGTTGGGTGATACGCATATTTATAAAAATCATATAGAACAATGTAAAGAACAGTTAAATAGAATGCCAAGAAGATTTCCAAAATTAAGAATAGAAGAAATAAAAGAGATAGATGATTACACATCAGAAGATTTTATATTAGAAGAATATAATCCACATCCGACGATTAAAGCAGAAATGGCAGTTTAAAAAATTTTCTTATTTATAAATAATATATGGATAATCAGTTTTGTAAAGATTGTTTAATGGTTTTATATATGACTCCAGATAATCTTTGGGGATTTTGTATTAATTGTAAAAAATATCAGTCAGGAGAACCTTTATATTATCGTTGTCAAGATATTGCAGAAAATATTAAGTCAAGAATACAAGATTTTGAAAAAAAACGAAATAGTAGTTTTGATATAGATAGAGTTAATAATAGTTTTTGTTAAAATATTAATGATGTAAAATTATTAATATTTAGTATAAAATATGACGTTAATCGTCAATCAAAAAGAGTATATTCAATTAAGCGAGTTTAGTAATAGTCAACACCGCATAGCATTCGTTTACTCCATTAACATTTATTGCTGTACCGCCTATACAAGGATTAAACTCAGCGACTGAAGCATTTGAGAATTGTTTCATAGATAATACTGTATTGGCGGTCACCGTTAAAATCCCGTCAATACTTAACCAAATATTGTCTGGAACTTTATTTACTGTTGAATATTCCCTAAAAAAAAGACTTGTATCTCCAGTGATCGCATCCTCTAACCCCAAAGTATTATTTGTTATATTTAATCGTGCTGAAGTAGTATATGCAGCAAACAAATTAGTGGCTTTTGGTGAATAGCACGCTCTACCAACAAAAGAATAAGTCCCTGCCGTTGGAATGATGAAAGTCCAATTTGGAGCTACTGGTGCAACGATTGCTAATGAGTTATTAGCAACAGTATTAAGTTGCCTCACGACAGGAGTATTTCCAGAAAAACTTACACCTGACGAAACACCAGCTGTTTGTATTTCACGAAGCACAGCATATCCTGTTGATACTGATGGTGCAATCCACTGAAGACTACTACCAGAGGAAGATAACACTTGCCCTGCAGTTCCAACGCTGTTTGCCGAATCACGAATAGTTGTAAACTTGGCACTTCCATTCACATCAAGAGGATAAGCAGGTGTTGTTGTTCCAATACCGACATTACCACTATTTATATATGAACTTCCTTCAGGATTCATAAAAATTTTAAGGTCATTCGCTAAATAACCCTTAAATGCAACACTCCCATTTCCTCCGCCTTGGTTACTAAATACCCAACCCGCTGATCCATTACTACTAAATTGTCCAAGCGTTGCTGATAAAGTTGTATTAAATGCCCATAATGTATTCGCTCTTGCTGTTCCATTCACATCAAGAGGATAAGTAGGTGTTGTTGTTCCAATGCCGACGTTTCCATTTTCTAATATAGTCATTTTTGCCGATGAAGGTGACCCATTCCAAAATTGAATAGGAGAAATTCCAGCACCAACACCAAAAGCTAAAGCACTTGACAACTGCCCACTGTAAGTTGGAGTGCTCAACCCCTGATGATTAGTGATATATGCTGTTTTATTAGAATTTCTAACTGCTATACTTGATGAAAAAGCACCTTGATTATTAAACCACCCAACAATTTCATTTGCAGTTCCTGATCCTTCAACGTGTAATTTATAATTAGGTGTAGTTGTGTTTATACCCACATTACCAGAATTTGATATTCTCATTTTCTCTGTAGTAGAACCAACCGTATTGGTTGTAGAAAATTGTAAATAACCTGCGGCATCTCCGCTGACAGCGTTTTCTCTTCTTCCAGTAATAGCCGCTGTTGTGTATGCTATATCTGTAGCATTAATTTTTGAATTAAACTGTATAGACACACCAATATCAGCAGCAATCGCATCAGTAGAAACCATATTAATACCCCCTTTTCTTGAACTGACGGCGGTTGTTGCCGATTTTATAATAAGCGTCTCACTATTTTGTGTTTGGTCAGGAGTTAATACATTATTACCTATAACTAACTTTGTTTCGGGTGTTGTTGTTCCAATACCCACATTACCAGCATTCTTGATCGTCATCAAATTAGTAATTGAACCATTTACGACATTAATATCACCAGATGACAGAAGTCTTACGTTATCTGTACCACTTTCAATTCCTAGAGTTTGAATTGATATTCCACCTGTGTTGCGAGCAAATCGTATGTATTTACCATTATCTAGATACACTTCATTGCTCAAATGAATATCCCCATTTACATCCAGTTTGGTTGCTGGTGTACTTATTCCAATTCCTACTCTCCCTGTATTTGTTACATAACAAACGTCGTTAGAAATAATATCACCTGAAGCATTTCCTTTTATTGTTCCTGTTCCTACATATATTGTTCCTGTTCCTACGTATAAACTTCTCCATGCTAATCCTGTTGCTCCTAAATCATATGATAAATTTGCAGTTGGTAATATATGACCACCTACCATTATATTACCATTATAAAAAGCACCTGTATTATTAATTCCCCAAAGTGTAGCTCCAGTATTAGCATAGATTTCTGATGTAGTTCCTGTATAACATAATGGAATAGAATTAGTATAAGTTATTGATTGTTGTCTAACAGGATTTACAAAAAAACCTGAACTTGAAGAATTTAATACACTTCCAGAAGCATTTAAGATAATACTATTAGCACTTTGATTTGTTTGTCCTGCAAATGCTCCTATCGCAATTGCTCCAGTTCCTTGACCTGTGTTTCCTGCTTCTCTTCCTATTGCTATTGCTCTGAATCCTTGATTCATTCCTCCTGCTTCTCTTCCTATTGCTATAGATTCTCCATTTTGATTAGTAGCTCCTGCATTACTTCCTATTGCTATTGAAAATTGTCCTTGTGCACTAAATGCAGATCCTGAACCTATTGCTATTGAAAATGAACCTTGATTATCACTTCCTGCAGACTGACCTATTGCAACAGCACCGGTTGCTTGAGCGTTTTGTCCAGCATTATTTCCTATTGCTACTGCATTAAATCCTTGGGTTCCATTACCTGCTTGACGTCCTATTGCTATTGCTGCACTTCCTTGAGTATTACTGCCTGCTAAATATCCTATTGCAACTGAAAAAACTCCTTGAGTACTATTTCCTCCAGCAGCATATCCTATTGCTATTGCTCCTGTTCCTTGGGCTGCACTTCCTGCTAATTCTCCAATAGCAATAGCAGCAGTTCCTTGGGTTCCTCTTCCTGCATTAAGTCCTATTGCTATTGAAGCACTTCCTTGTCTAGTAGCTCCTGCATTAAATCCTATTGCTATTGCAAAAGATCCTTGGGTATGAGTTCCTGCTAATGTTCCTATTGCTATTGCTCCAGTATGTTGATGAGTTCTTCCTGCACCAAATCCAATTGCTATAGCAGCAGTTCCTTGTATTGTTCTACCTGCTGTATTTCCTATTGCTATTGCATTTTGACCTTGACTATTTTCTCCTGCATTTGCCCCAATTGCAACTGCAGCTAATCCTTGAGTTAATCTACCTGCAGTATCTCCTATTGCTATTGTAGATAGACCTTGAGCAGTTTGTCCTGATTGAAATCCTATTGCAATAGAATTAATTCCTTGACTTGCATTTCCTGCTAAACGCCCAATTGCAATTCCACCAAGTTGTTGATTTAAATTACCAGCAAGAGAGCCTATCGCAATTCCAAAAATTCCTTGTGTTCCTTGTCCTGCACTTAAACCAATAGCAATTGCTTCACTTGCTTGATTAGTAGTTGCTGCTTGATATCCTAATGCTACTGCAAAACTTCCTTGGCCTGTATGTCCTGCTTGATATCCTATTGCAATTGCACCAGTACCTTGATTCATTCCTCCTGCTTCCATTCCTAACGCTATTGCATTCGTTCCTTGTCCAGTCTGACCTGCATATCTTCCTAAATTGATATCTTCGCTTCCTACAACCCACGCTCCCGTACCATTCCAGTATAAATAATCTCCAAAATAAGTACCAGTTGCTACAGGACCAGTCGCTCCTTGATATCCTTGGTAACCTGTTGCTCCTTGATATCCTTGATATCCTTGATAACCTTGATATCCTTGGTATCCCTGATAACCTTGATAACCTTGATATCCTTGATAACCTTGATAACCTTGATAACCTGTTGCTCCTGTATTACCTTGATATCCTTGATAACCAGTTGCTCCTGTATTACCTTGATATCCTTGATAACCAGTTGCTCCTGTATCACCTTGATATCCTTGATAACCTTGGTATCCTTGATAACCTTGATATCCTTGGTATCCTTGATAACCTTGATAACCTTGATAACCAGTTGCTCCTGTATCGCCTTGATAGCCTTGATAGCCTTGATAACCTTGATAACCTTGATAACCTTGATATCCTTGGTATCCTTGATATCCTTGATAACCAGTTGCTCCTGTATCGCCTTGATAACCTTGATAACCAGTTGCTCCTTGATAGCCTTGATAACCTTGGTAACCTGTTGCTCCTTGATATCCTTGGTAACCTGTTTCTCCTTGATATCCTTGATAACCAGTTGCTCCTTGATAACCTGTTTCTCCTTGATATCCTTGGTAACCTGTTTCTCCTTGATATCCTTGATAACCTGTTGCTCCTTGATAACCTTGATAACCTTGATAACCTTGATATCCTTGATAACCTTGATATCCTTGATAACCTTGATATCCTTGATAACCTTGTGGTCCTGCAATACTTCCTGTATAACTATAAATTTCACTTGTTAGCGTATCATAAGCTAAAATATGAGTAGGTACACTTCCATCAACTCTTCTAACAGGATTTACGTAAAAAGCACCTGTAGATGACGCATTTAATGCAGTTAAATTAGCATTTATAATAATTGTGTTATCAGGTTGTAAATCATATCCGGCTTGATGACCAATTGCAATTGAAAATTGTCCTTGAGAGTTTCTTCCAGCTTCAGACCCAATTGCAATTGAACCAGTTCCTTGATAATTAAATCCTGATATATTTCCTACAGATATTGCTAAACGTTGTTGAGTGTTACCTCCTGCATTTGACCCTATAGCTACTGTTCTATCTCCTTGAACAAATCTTCCAGAACTTTGACCAATTGCAACTGAAAATGTTCCTTGTTCGTATTGTCCTGCTCTTGCTCCTATTGCAATAGCACCGCTACTTTGATATTCAGTTCCTGCAAATGTTCCAATTGCAATACCTGCTGTACTTTGATATAATGCTCCTGCTACTTGTCCAATAGCTATAGCATGACCTTTTTGTTCTTGAAATCCAGCTTGATTTCCAATTGATACTGCAAATGGTTCTTGAGAAATAGCAGCTGCACTCTCTCCTATTGCTATTGCACCTTGTTGTTGATTAGTTCTTCCAGAAGCAATACCTATAGCCACTGAGCTAACTTTTTGTAAATATTCTCCTGCTAAATAACCAATTGCAATACTATTAAAAGATTGTCCGGAACTTCCTGCATTTTTACCAATTGCAACTGCATTAATTTGTTGTTCAAATTGTCCTGCTGATAATCCAATTGCAACTGCGCCACTATTTTGTCCTTGATATCCTGCATAATTTCCTAATGCAACTGCTCCTATATTTTGTCCAGTATATCCTGCATAACTTCCTAATGTGATATTATTACTACCTACATCCCAATTACTTGTATAAGAATTCCAAAACAAATAATCACCCCAAAATGTTCCAGTTTCAGAAATGCTACCAGAACCAGTAGGTCCTATTTGTCCTTGATAACCTTGATAACCTGTTGCTCCTTGATAACCGGTTGCTCCTTGATAACCTGTTTCTCCTTGATAACCTGTTTCTCCTTGATAACCTGTTTCTCCTTGATAACCTTGATAACCTGTTGCTCCTTGATAACCTTGATAACCTTGATAACCTGTTTCTCCTTGATAACCTGTTTCTCCTTGATAACCTGTTTCTCCTTGATAACCTTGATAACCTGTTGCTCCTTGATAACCTTGATATCCTGTTGCTCCTTGATAACCTGTTGCTCCTTGATAACCTTGATAACCTGTTGCTCCTTGATAACCTTGATAACCTGTTGCTCCTGTGTTTGTAGAAAAACCTGATACACCTTGATAACCTTGATATCCTGTTGCTCCTTGATAACCTTGATAACCTTGATAACCTGTTGCTCCTTGATAACCTTGATATCCTGTTGCTCCTTGATAACCTGTTGCTCCTTGATAACCTGTTTCTCCTTGATATCCTGTTGCTCCTGTGTTTGTAGAAAAACCTGATACACCTTGATAACCTTGATATCCAATTATACCACCTACAGTTTCAGCAATAAGTTTAGCGTTTACTATAATAGAAGGTGTTGCCGGATAATTTGCTCCAGTTCCAAAATATGCAGCATATATATTATCAGACCCAGTTTGAGCCATAAATACAAATTCAAGATAATCTCCTGCATCTAAATCAAAAATATAAGGAACGATTGGGGCTATTTCTCCATTTGGTCCTGCTAAAGAAAAAAATGTATTAGTGTCAGGAACATCATTTCCATTAAGTCTTACCCAAATAGGAATAACGTTATTACCGCCTCCAGATTCATCTAATTGAATAGAATATGATATTTCATACGTACCTGTATGTTGAAATAAAATTTGTGAATAATGTTGTGATGGTAAACTTGGACCTGTTGCTCCTGTAATAGAAATACCTACTGAATAAGATGTTCTATTATAAGATAATACAGTGGGAGCTTGTATTATATTTGGAAGAGATGTAGTATAACCAGGATATTGATTAGAAGTTGAATAAAAACTACCATAAACATTATTACTTATATAAGATGGTCCTTGATAACCTTGAGCACCAGTATCTCCTTGATAACCTTGAAATCCTCGAATACCCATAGCACCGTGTGCTCCAGTAGCTCCTTGATATCCTTGATATCCTATTCCAGTAGAACCTTGAGGTCCTGTAACTCCTTGATAACCTTGATAACCTAATCCAGTAGATCCTTGATAACCTTGATAACCACTTGCACCTTGATAACCTGTTGCACCTTGATATCCAATTTCACCTTGATAACCTTGATAACCGGTTGCTCCTTGATAACCTTGATAACCTTGATAACCTTGGTAACCTTGATAACCTTGAGGTCCTACTGTAGGAAAAGGACCAGTTGCTCCCGAATTTAATATGATAAAGTCAACTTCTAATGTATTTAAAGATAAAAAAGGACCAGGGTCAGGATATCCATTAAATGGATTGTTTAACTTTTGTCTATTATTATATCTAAAGTTATTCATAATTTATTTAATTTAAAAGAAAATAAATATATTTTTAAAGCGACAAAATATTATAAATTAAAGAATAAACTTTAATTTATAAAAGATGGTTAAAATAGGAATTATTTATAATGAAATATTTTCAAATGAAATAGAAATATTGTATAAACACTTATCTAATCATAATTTTAAAGTATTTGTTATATCTCTTTCAAATATTTCTATCAATGTGTCTAATAAAATTATAAAAGATATAGAAAAATATAAAGATGAACTTTATATAGATAATATCACTGTATATTTAAATTTTGATGAAAAAAAATATGATATTCCTAATTTTACTATTTATAATCTTACTTCATTACCAATTTTAAATGAAACAACTGTATTACAATTTAATAATAAATATAACTTAGAATATAACTCAGATAAAATTATAAATAGCGATGAATTTCTTAGAGAATTGTTAATTAATAATTCTTCAATTAATGTAGTTGAATATAAAAATACTGGATATATTTTTAAAAATAATAGAATCACTGAGATTATTGCAAATAAAAAAGAACTAAAAAACTTAAAATATAAAACAGACATTAACATAAATGTACATTGTAATTGGACTAGTTCAAGTGACATTGTACCAGCATTTAAAAAATTTTGTCATTTTAATAATAAAAATGTTTATACTTGGAAATTTAAACATCATAATTTAAACTTAACTTGTGACTTACAAAATCCTGATTATAACTATGTTATGAATGCAACTAATAATGCATTATCTCATAATACTATATATGTTTGTATGGAACCTCCTAATACTTTTAATGATTATTATAATATTTGTAAAAACAATAACATTACATTTTATGGGTCTCATAATTATCATCAAAATATGATTGATTGGCATATTTCAAAAAATATAGATGAACTTTCAACAATGTCTTTTCCTAAAGTTCATAATAATGTATTGAGTGTTATAGTTTCTGATTATTATAGAGATCCAGGTCACAAGGTTAGAATTGATTTCATCAGAGAATTAGATAATCGTGCAAAAGAAAATAAATTACCATTTGATTTACATATATATGGACGTTGTAAATCTCTTAATTTTCATTGTTTTAAAAAAGAATTAACAAATGGAAAAGATGAAGGGTTACTTCCATATAAGTATCATTTTAATGCAGAGAACATAAGTTCTAATAATTATGTTACTGAAAAATTTACAGATGCAATTGTTTCAGAATGTTTAATATTTTATTGGGGATGTCCTAATTTAGAAGAACTTTATGACAGTAAATCATTTGTAAGATTAACATTATTAAAAGAAAATTATGACAAAGAAATTAATTTAATATCTAGTTATATGAATACCAATGAATTTGATAAACGTTTACCAAATATTATTAATACAAAACAAGATATAATTTACAATAAAAGTCCTTTGGTAAGAATAAATAATATAATTAATTTGTCTATTACAGATGTATATTTAGTTAAAAAATTACAAGAAGAAGATATAACAAGTCTCAAAAATTCTTGTTTTAAAACAATTGTAGGAATAAATTTTACAGAAAATAATGTGGAAGCAAAGATAAATTTAATGCAACATATTTTAAGTAATACTAATAATTGTGTATTAATAAATAAAGAAATGGATTATTCTCAAGTATATAATAAACTTTCATTAGTTTGTTTAGATACATATGATATTATATTTTTAACTAATACAACAGATGATATATTTTCAGAAAATGTTTGGATTAAATTATCAGTTTTAGAAGAAATATATATGTATATAGTTCAATTATATCAGCAAATGTCAAATAGACAAATTTTTGAAAAGTCTTTTGTAGAAAATTTAAAGATGTTATTAAAGATGAAAAAATATCAAATAAAATATGTAAATTGATTTTTTAAAACTTTTTCTTATATATAATTATATAATGAGTAATAAGTGTTTTGTTTGTCAAAAGAAAGTGAAATTAGATTATTATGAATGTAAACATTGTCCTTCAAAAATATTTTGTACGGAACATCGGTATCCATTCGCTCACGATTGTATCAATAAAGAATTTTTAAATCATAAAGAACGTTTAATAAAAAATAATCCAAAAGTTTATCAAGAAAAAATTGAAACTATTTAAAAAGTTAATTATAATTATTATATTATAATTAACAATGTTATTTGACAAATTTTCTGGAATGTTTTATGGCATGCTTATCGGAGATAATTTAGGAATAATTAATAAATTAACAAATAAATATATCGAAGATATAAGACCAATCTATAGCATTTCTACAGGTGAAATAAATTTCACAACAAAATGTATGTTTGAATTATGTAATCATATTATACAATATAAAAATTATGATAGGTATAAAGCAACCGAAATATATATTGAATTATTTTTTAAACATACAAATCTTAATAATACAAACTTTAAAATACTTACTGACAATTTTAAAATTTATCCTACAATAGAAAATATAAAAATGTATTATGATTCTATATTAATCGGATTAAATAATAGAGAATTATTACCAAAAACTAATGAAAGTCTTCTTAGAAGTATACCTTTAATATTATTTGATTATCATCATGCAATTGAAGATTGTTATATAACAAACCCTCAAGACGATTGTGTAAGTTGTAATTTATTATTTTTAAAAATATTAGATAGAGCATTAAACGACGAACCGGTCGAAGTTCAAGAATATTGGACTGAAAATTTTAATATAAAAAGAATTATCAAATTAGCAAAAAATAATCTAGGATTAGACTTAAAATATCATAAAAATACTTGTTATAATACTTTATATTGTTCTTTGTATGCATATATTCATTTTAATAAGTTTGAAGAAGGTATAAGATGGGTGATAGAACAAAGTAATGAAGATGTTTGTGAAAATGCTTATTTAGTAGGATGTATATTAGGAGCTAAATTAGGAAAGAAAATAATGGATGAAGAAATAACATACTATAATATGATGAGAATATTAGAAAGTCATAGAACAAATAAATATATATCTAATTTAGAAACATATGTAAAAACATTTACAGAATTATATAACAACAAAAAAATAATTAAAATTTAAATACTTTCTTTGCCATTATATAAAAATGTCCGAACAAACTAATACTTTACAATTATCAAATAAAGATTTTGATATTGACATGAACCTCCTCAACAAAAAAGCAAAACAAAAAACTCTTGTTATTTTCTTTAATCCAGGTTGCGGTCATTGTATTCAATTTAAACCTGCTTATGAAGAAGTTGCTAAAAAACTTAATAATAATTCTAAAGATATGACTATTGCAACTGTAAATACTGGAGAAAATAGAGATTTAATGCAAAGAATTAATGCTAGACAACAAGATTTTACTGTACAAGGTGTTCCAACTGCTGTAAGTTATTATGATGGTCAATATTATTCAACTTATCAACCAGGTAATAAAGGAGATCATCCATATAGAAGTGTCGAAGATGTCATTGAATTTGTAAATGGTATAGGAAGTGCCGAAATAACATATAAAAAGTAAAATTTTTAAAATGATTTTATATTTAAAATATAAAGTCATAATATCATTTATTAAAATGTCTCTTGAAAAATTTTCTTTTTTTCCATTTCAATGGTCTTACGATCAACCTAAAGGTGAATCTGGAATTATTCGCGCATATGGTTGGAATAAAGCTAATGATAGTGTTTGTTGTATTATTGACGATTTTACGATTCCAGTTTGGCTTGAACTTCCAAATGATATAGATTGGACTGAAGGAAGAATTAATTTAGTAAAAGATAAATTAAGTAAAGTTTGTTATGGATTAAATAAACCAGTATCAATAGAGTTTAAAAGACAACAAAGATTATATATTGCAGATGTTGTAAAACATAGACGAGACACAGGGTCTTGTAAAGAAAATGGAACTACAACTTATAGTCCATTATTATTTCCATTTATTCAATTAAGATTTTCAAATTTATTTGCAATTAAAACTTTTATGAAACTAGCAGCAGGATATCCCTTTAATTATACAGCAATTAGCGATGAAAAATTAAGAATTTCTCAAATAGAAGTTCCTACACTTGGAAAAATAAAAATTCAATTTCATTGTTATGAACCTTCTATTAGTCCTGTTCTTAAATTATTTGCTGTTCAAAATCTTCCATCAAGTGCTTGGATTATCGTTAAAGGAAAACGTCTAACAATTGAAGAAAAACAAACAACGAAAAAATATGAATTTAGAGTATCTTATCAAAATATGATTGCTATGACCCAAGAAGAATCTTTGAAAATGCCGATTGTTTATCCTAAAATAGTAAGTTATGATATAGAATGTTACAGTTGTAAATATCCGGCTTTTCCTAAAGCATCTAATTGGGAAGATCAAGTTTTTCAATTTGGAGTAACATATGTTGAACAAAAAGCTAATAAAAAAAAATATAAAAAATATTTATTAAATATAGGACAATGTGACCCGATTAAAGATGTTGATAAAGATTTAACTGAAAATGATTATGTAGATGTTAGATGTTTTAAAAATGAAAAAGAACTTTACAATGGCTTTAAAGATTTGATTTTAGAATTAGACCCTGATATTATTTTTGGATATAACATCTTCAAGTTTGATATTACTTATGTAGAAGATAGAGCAACCACTTTTACTCAAATTGGAACAAAATATAAAGAAATGGGCTGTATTCCTGGAAGACCAGGATTATTAACTCCTATCAAATGGGAAAGTAAAGCATATGGTAAGCAAGAGATGAAATATCTTGATTTAGAAGGAAGAATGATGATGGATTTATTTCCTTATGTAGAACGTGGTCACAAATTAAAAAATTATAAATTAAAAACTGTTTGTAATGAATTTTTAAAAACAAATAAAGATGACTTAGAAGCCGCTGACATTTTTGAATTATATAGAGATGGTTCTGCAAAATCTATGTCAAAAATTGGTAAATATTGCGTACAAGATACTTGGGTCACTTATTTATTATATGAAAAATTATTAGTTTGGTTTGACCTTATGGAAACTGCTACAACAAATGGTGTTCCAATGTTTTATCTTTATACTAAAGGTCAACAAATTAAAATGTATAGTCAAATGTTAAAATATTGTTATCATAATAACATCGTAATTCAATCTAAAGTATTTGAAACAAAAGAAGGAGAAGAATATTCTGGTGCTTATGTTTCAGAACCAGTTCCAGGTGTATATAATATGATTTTACCATTTGATTTTGCGAGTCTATATCCAAGTATTATTATTGCTCATAATGTTGATTTTACTAAATTAGTACTTGATGAAAGTATTCCTGATTGTGATTGTCACGTATTTGATTGGACTGAACATAAAAATTGTCAGCATGACCCAGAAATTATTGAAAAAGAAAGAAAGAAACAAATTAGATTTGATAATGCAGTTCAAAAACTTATGAAAACAAATAAAAATTTAACACTAAAAGATGCAGAAGATGAAGTTAAATCAAAACAAAAAATTCCAAAAAAGAAAAAAATAATTTGTGGTAGATTTAAATATAGATTTTTAAAACAAGATATATCAGGAAAAGGTGTTGTTCCTACTTTAATCGATGGTTTATTAAAAGCAAGAAAAGATACTCGTAAAATTATTGCTAAAAATGAAGACAAAATAAAAGAATTAAAACAACAAGGTGACAAAAAAGAAGCATATAGATTAGAAGAGATTAATATGGTTTTAGATAAAAGACAGTTAGCTTATAAAGTTAGTGCAAACAGTATGTATGGTGCTATGGGTGTGAAAGTTGGATATCTTCCATTTTTACCTGGTGCAATGTGTGTTACAGCAAAAGGTAGAGAAAGTATTATGAAAGCATCTGCGTTTTTAGAAGAAGAATGTAAAGGAAAAGTTATTTATAATGATACAGATAGTGCTTATACAAATTTTCCACATTTAGCAGGAGAGTCTATGGAAGTAGTTTGGAATTATGCTTTAGATGTTGTAGAAAAGGTAAAAACAATTTTTCCAGCACCTATGAAATTAGAGTTTGAAGAGAAAGCATATACAGAATTTTTAATTTTGACAAAGAAGAGATATGCGGCGTTTGCTATGGAGTTAGGAAAACCAACAAAAAAATTAATGAAGAGAGGTATTGTGTTAACAAGAAGAGATAATTGTAATTGGTTAAGAATATTATATGAAAAGATTATGTTAGATTTATTAAATAATGCAGATGATTATTCAAAATTAAAAGATATAATAAATGATGAAACAGACCCTCATAAAGGTATTTATAGAAATGAAAAAGTAAGAAAGTTGACATATTCAATTATAGAAACAGTTAATGAGATGTTTCAAAGTAAGTTTGAAACAAAAGATTTTGTCATTACAAAAGGAATGAAACAATTAGAACATAAAGGAAAGACAGACCCAGTACATATTCATGTTGCGAAGAAAATGATAAAAAGAGGACAGCCAGTACAAGATGGAGAAAGAATTGAATATGTATTATTAGATTTAGGAGAATTAAAATATAAAGCAACAGATAAAGTCTTATTAAAAGCAGAAGATGCAAATTATTACGACCAACATAAAGATGTATTAAAAATAGATTATTTGACATATTTACAAAGACAGTGTGTAAATCCAGTAGATGAATTGTTAGATGTAGGTATTAAAATAAAAGGATTATTAGAAGAACAATTTGAATTAAGATTACAAAAGAAAAAATATTTAGATGCAATAAATAATATGTTTAGTCCAAGGATTTTAAAGATAGAATAAATAAATATTTTAATAGTTAAATTATTAAAATATTGAAATTTAAAAAAGATAAATATAAAAGTTTTCTGATTAATATTAATAAATGAGTTCAAATTTAAATTATTATATAACACTTGACTCAAATTACAGAGATAGGGAAAAATATCCCTTAGAAACAGATTTTGCTGTTACATTTGAAACAAAAGATCCTTCGCTACAATATCCTCAGGGTCAACCAGTAGATTCTACACAATTTTTTCCAAGAGTAACAATTGATAAAAATTTTGATTCTTCTAATATCAGAGTATTAAATGGTAAAATTACATCAATGCAATATGATGTAAACACAGGAGAAACACTTTACGCTGGTATACAAATTGTTTCAGGAGAAAGTAATAACTTTTTAATTTACAATGATCAAGATATTATTTATTCTCAGTTTCAAAATATAAGTATTGCTGAAATTCCTGGAGTCATTTCTAACTTTCAAGCATTTAAAGACCAACTACAACTTCCATTTTTATTTAAATTAAATTCATCAAATGAATTTATATGGCTTGTATTAGGTGCTTTATCTGAAGTTGAAAGACAAACATATGTTGGATTAAATAAAACAATAGATGTAAAAGTAGAAATAAATAATAGTGGAGATTATTTATTAGCATTTGATTATCAATCTAACTTAAGTTTTTATAAATATGTTTATGAAAATAACACAACAACTACGATTAATTTAGGTTATAATATTGTAAGTCCGTATGGAAATGGTCTATCTGCTTATGCTGTAACTGCATTTACTACAGACGGATTTCAATTAGTTACTAACGGAAATCCATGGGGATATCATAATTTTTATACAACATCTAGAGTAAATGCTTTTTCTTATTCAGGAACAAACTGTAGCTCACCTTTTAATATGCTTTCTACTTCTCTTGACAACAATACTACTAATTGTATAAAAAGTGACAAAGGTAACAGTATATATATCGGAGTAAACATCGATAATATAACTCCTTCATATACATCAATTAATTTAGATGGTCCTGCTGGTTATACTGGTGCTACAAATACTCCTATATATTATCCTGATACAACTTTTCCAGCAAATAAATGGCAACCTTTATCTTTTACATATATAAATAGTAGCTATGATTTTTTTTCACCAACTCTTCCTCAAACAAATAATACAATATCTCAAAGTATAGTTATATGCAATACTACAAATTTAGATTCAAGTTATACTGGTACTTCTTTGTTATTTCCAATATTATTACAAAAGAATTTACCAGTAAGAAATTTTTATGTTCCAGATTATGATGCTAATTTTCAAAGATCTCAACAATATCAAAGATTTTTTACATATGCTACAGGAACATATACAAGCGGACCATCCACTACTTACACTGGAAATGTTTGTTATACAAATATTGATAATATTTTTACAGCTTCTTTTTATCCTCCTCAAGAAGTAGCTTCTACTGTAGGAAGAATATTTTGTGACAATAAACCTTTTGGAGATAATGCAGCATCTATTGTCGTTTTACAATATACATTAGTTCCATTTCAAGGAACTTACAATATTACACAAGAACAAACGTATCAATTTATTCCTCCTGGAAGTGGTATTATGACTATTAATGGAATATCTGCAATAAGATTTATGGCAATTAATAATTTATTATTTATGTCAAGAAGTGATACTGTAACTAATTGGCTGACCGCGTTAACATATGATACTACAACTTTTACATTTTCTGTTTATTCAAATTTAGTTACAATTTTTAATTTTGTATATGTAGGTGCTTATAACGATGAAGCAAATGGTTTAATGGTTGGTTGGGCTACTGATTATACTTTTCCAATCAATTTTTATAATATTAGTGGAGGAACATTTACTTTAGTCGGTACTTTAAATCCTAATCTTAATGGAAATAGAACTGGAATGAGAGTTTATGAAAGAAGAACTGGACCATTATCTTCAGAAGTTTCATATTATTTTACATTATCAATAGATGGTAATCAATATACTTATTCAATAAATGTAGCAGCTGGACCATCTTTTACATTTACATTAATAACTACTTGTGAAGGAAAAAATATATCTAACTCCGTTTGGTTTGATCATAAAAATTATAAAGAATATTTAATTACAAGTAATCCAGAATTATCTGTTTATTCCTTTTATAATAATATATTAGGAAAACAAGTTGGACAAAACAATCAAATAGAAGCTTTTAATAGTGTTTATTATGTTCCTCAAATATTAACTTCAGGAGATTTGTATGCAACAACAATAGAATCAAATACATTTGTTACGTCTTGGGGAAGTTTATTACAAAATCCAGAGTTAGTTAGTTCTCATGTTTATCAAAATCCAAAAGTAACTATAACTTTACCAAAAGATATATTAGCAACCGCAACATTTCAATTAAATAATAGACTTTATGTTGTTTATGCTTATGATTTACCTATAACTTTTCCTGTTTATTTATATGTGTATGATATAACTGATATTAATAATTATATTTTTATTGGAACAATATCTACTGACAGTACAGTTTTACCAATTGTAAGAATTAATGCTATAGGATTTAATAATACTGTATTTATATTATGTGAGTCAGATGTTACTAAATGTATTATATTTACTATAGATGCTATTGAATCATATACTTCTGAAGACATTGATATTGTTCCAATAAATCCAAAATATAGTAATTTTTTAATAGTTAACGATGAATTATATATTTATCAAGCAAAAGTAGTAGCTGCTGGAAATTTTGAATTAACAAAATACAAATATAACGGATCAACTTTTCCTGTAAATAGCACTGCTACATTATCATCAGGATATGCAAGTGTAACTGTTCATCAAGTTGCAGACTTATATTATTTTTTAACTAATCAATATAAAATTATAGTTTTGATTTCCGATGGGTCTAGTTCAACTTCTAATTATGACCTTTATTTTATCGATTTTAATGTATTAAGCAGTGTAACATATATTATAAATACGCCTTTACAGCAAGAAACTGCTGGAACTTTATTAACTGTGCAATTTAATGAAATTAATTATACAAATCAAATCTTTTTTAATTATGAATATTCACCTACCAGAAATTATATTGCTATTTATGAAGTTCCTGCTGAAATTGGTAATATTAGTTTAACAACATTATTAAATAGTAATATACCTGTACCGTTTGGAGGTATTCAAGCTAAATTTTCTACAATCTATAATATTACATCTGATGAAATATTTTTAGTAGTACAAGTACAAGGTGGTATAGTTATATACAATACAACAAATCCTTCTTCTATCTCATTTTTAGCACAACTTGATAATACTCTATATAATACTATTAATTCTATTATTACTACAGTTTTTAATACTGTGTCTTATACTATAGTTACCTATAAATACTCTCAATTTGGAGCAGATGAACAATATTATTCTGATATTATTCAAATAACTAATCCATTGTTTGCACAAAATTACAGTGTTCCTACAAGAGTAGAAACTACAAGTATTATTTATGGAAAAGGACCTTCTGCGCTAGTCAAAATAAACTACGAAGGACAGACTCAATGGATTAATAGTATAGGAGATGTATATCCTTATACTGGACAAGCTGGAGAATTAGATTCTCAATATTGTAATATAGCTGGACTTGTTTTAAATAATTCTGACTTATCAATTGCTGTTTCTACATCTTGGGTTGCTAAACTTGCTGAAGTTAATTATCAAAAAACATTTGAATCAAATCTTTTAACAAACCCATTTAATTCAATTATTGCAATAAATGCTTGCTTATTTAAATTTAGAACTGATAATGGAAACGCTGAGTTTGCTTTACCAATAGAAGGTGTATTAGATACATATATAACTAATCCTGTCAATTTAAATGATAATTTTACACTATCTCCTACTTTTAATAGCAGTAATTTATATATATATGCTCCTCAAACATCAAGAACTACTAATCTAACTTCATTAAGTAATCCTATTACTATTCAAAAAACATTAACAAATATTACATATCAAGCAGCATCTGTAGTTTCATTAACTCAATCTGGAGTTTTATCTTGGACTTCAGTTATTCAATCACAAAATATAAATAGTTATGTATTTTCTTATACAATTGGATCTGTTAATAACACTCTTACAATGTTAACAACAACTTTTAAAGATAATGTAAATATTTATGATAATTCTAATACTATATCTCAAGTTGTATATCCTTTTACACAAACAGCATCAAATAATTATATTATAAATATTCGTTATAACTCATCTGGAACATATCTTGAAAGCGATTCAATAGAATCTCCAAATATACCTAGTTTAATTCCATTTGCAACATCTGGAAATAGTTCTATAAATAAAATCATTTATTCAAATGCTATTACTACTTATTCTACAGGAAGTCCTGACTCTTTATATTATAGAAATAAAGACGGAACTTTAGGTCATGTTGACAATTTTGTTGGACAAAATGTTTATTATGTCAAAGAACTTCTTACTAGTCCTGGAGTATATAATCGTACTATACCTACTGGATGTATAGGAGTTAAAGTAAAACTTTGGGGTTCTGGAGGCTCTGTTAATTCTACCTCAATGTTTAACACTTGGACTGCATTTGGAGGAGGAGGCGGTTTCGCAGAACGCCAACTTACATATCCTGAAGGAACTCCTTTTAATATAAAAATAGGAGCCGCTGGAAATGGAGGTTCAAGTGTATTAAATTCTTCTTTAGCAGTTTTAGGTGGATTTGGAGGAGAATCGTCCTATTGTCATTCTTATGTAGATGGAAATTGGAATGTAGAAATAGTTGCTGGAGGTGGAGGAGGTGCAGGAGCTGGTGCTACTGGAGGAATATTATTTGTATCAACTGGTTCTAATGGAGGGTCTGCTGGATATCCTGGAAATAGAGGATTAACAACAGCACCTCCTCCTTCTATAACATTTCCTGGATTACAAGGTATAAATGGAGGTGGTGGATTAGGAGGTGATATTGCAGGAACACCTCCTTCTCAAAATGGTAGAAATTTTATAAATTATTCTTCTTCTTATTATTCTACTTTAGGAACAGGAGGTACTTCTTCTTATGATGGGTCTCCTTCTGCTTATACTTTTACTTATGCAGGCGGAGCAGGAGGCGCTGGTTACGGAGGTGGAGGTGGTGGAGATCCAGGTGCTAGTGCTGGTCCATTTACACTTCAAAGTTGTGGCGGTGGAGGCGGTGGAAGTTATGGAGCAAGAGTTGTTTATAAATTTTCAAATGAAGCTAATTGGTTACCTGCTAATAGTGCTGATATAGATTTTTATGCATTAAATCCTTTATATTTATTAGGAGTATTTAATTATGCACAAGGTGGTTGGCCAACATTAAATGTAGCTGCACAATATAATCCAACAGGAGGAAATGGTCTGGGTGTAATTTATTATTACTATTCATCAAATACTGGATTAACAGGAGCAGCATATAATACTCAAACTGCTATATCATCATATAAATATGATTCAACATTTATCGACCAAAATCTTAAAAGTTATTCTTCGTTAACTGTATACAAAAATTCATCAAATATAGATGATACTTTTACTCCATATCAAACAGGGGCTCAGACAGGAAGTTTTATAAATTATTATACTTATATATTAGGAACTGGAACTAACACTCCTCTAAATAAAAACTTTTTAATTCGTAATAATTATTATGACGACGATGAATATACAGTTGTATTAGACCAAAAAATCGATACTACAAAATTAACAAGAACATATTCTCTTATAAATTATGACCCTAATTCTATATATTTTTATTCATCAAATATTAGTAAAACTCCTGTTACTAGTGTTTTGAATATCACTGGAACAAATCCTCTTATAGTTAATTATACAAGTTCTCCAATTAATCTTAGAGATCGTTATTATGTATTATGTCAAACTTCAACTGGAAGTGTTGATGTTATTACAGTTAACAGTATATCTTATACAGGTGGTAATTATTATATATATTATACAGGAACAAATAATTGTAGTGGTTCTTATGTTTATCTTTCTAAGTTTAATAATAGTGCTTTATGGAATCTTCAATTTAATCCTACTTCAATTTATACTCCTGTATATTATCAAGTTACTCTTCAAAGATTAACTTTACCAAATCGTCCTATAAAAAATGGTCCAAATCCTGGAATTAGATATCTTACTGATTATCCTTATGTATTTTTACAAGTTTATAATACAAACGATAATGACGATTTTGACCCTGAAAATATTAATAATATTTATACAAATAATCCAAATGGTCCTCCAGTCGGAGGATACGATCAAAATCCTACAGCATATCCTAATAATAGTGTTTATACAATTGATATATCAACATCTCCAGGTGGTGAAGCAAACTTTTTATTTTTTAATAGTGGTTTTATTCCTCGATTAAAATTTAGTCCTGGATATTACAATATAAAATTAAGATTATTAGATCCAGATGGAAATGTTATATTATTTGATAATACACCTGTTAAAAATAGCGATTCTGTATTTAGTGGAGTAGTTGACCCAAGTTTAATGAGAATGGTCGTCCAATTAGTATTTAAAAAAGCTACTTAATTAAAATTAAATTTAAATATTGTCATATTATTTAATTAAATATTATGACAACTTGTTATTTAAAAACTTCTCATCCTGAATTTTACACTAACAGAACATTAGATTCAGATTACGAAATGAAAATTTTTGCTGAAAATCATATTCAAGTTTCAGGTCAAACTGTAATTTATTTAAAAGTAGCTTGTAAAATGACTTCTGGAAATAGTTCTATTCCTTTTATGATTATTCCTGATGAATCATTATATAATACTCCTGTCCGTTTTTCAGGTTCTCCTATGTATATTAATCAAAAAGATTATTATTCTGTTACATTATATCTTACTAATATTAGTCCTTATACATATACAATTGCATATGGAAAACCTATTGCTAAAATTACTTTGTTAAATAACAAATTTAATTTAGTTACAGAACCTTTATAATTTTTTATTTAATTTTAAAAATTAAATAAATGTATTAATAAAATGACTATATTTACTCTTTTTATGGTCTCTAAACACTCTAATCTATATGAACCAAGAACTCAATATGCATCATATGATATGACTGTTTTTAATCTTTCTGATATCACAATTAAACCTAAACAAAAATTTTCTATACCTCTTGGTATATCCATTCAAATGAATGATAATCGTGAAGCAGAACAAGCTCCTTTTATGATAACTCCTCTTCCCGATTGGCTTCAATATGGCTTAGTATTCGAACAAAATCCATTTTATATTTATAATCGCGCAAACTATTATACTCCTTGGATCACCGTTATCAATAATTCTGATAAAGACATTACTGTTCCTGCTAATGCTCCTATCGGACTTCTCACTAATAATACTATTTTTGACCTCATTATAATATAAACTTAAAACTTATTTTCTATTATATTATGAAATGTCTTTCAATGTTCCTGGCTATCTTTATATTATGTTTAATGACTGTTATGAATATTACGGTCAACACTTTTATAAACTCGGTCGCAGTCATGACCCTAAACAACGTATGAATAGTTATAGAACTCCTTTTATTGACTCTTCTAAATACCTTTATGTATCTGAAAAAAAATTTGATAACAGTATTGCTGCAGAACATATCCTCTTTTGTATCTTACAAAAATTTAGAGTTCACCCTAAACGTGAATTTTTTAATCATGACCTTGATAAAATTATTGAAGTTATTCAAATTATCGAATCAATGTCCTCTGAAGACATTCTTAAACTTTATAAAAATTTAAAAAATACTGTATTTACAAGCTTTTATATCAAACAATTTTTTAATGAAATACCAAGTATTACTGAGAATTTATATGGAGAATGGGACCAGTTCTTTGATAAATTTAAGTTTAGACCAAAACATCCAGAAGACTACTATAGATTTGGATATAGAGAAGATAAAAATGAATTAAAACAAAAAGAATTTGAAGCAAAAATTGACCTATTAAAAATTTAATTTTTATTAAAAATAATTTAATAAAAATTATTGAAACCAATGTTTTTAACGATTTAATGGACTTTTCTTAATATTCTTCTTCTGTTTTTTATCACGACTTCTCGGCATTTAATATAAAACTAGAAAAAAACATATTAAAGAATATTTTTATATATTTAATAAATGTCAGAGGTTGATTTGTTAAAAGAACAAATCAGACAACTTACAAATGAAAATATTTCTTTAAAATCTGGAATAGAACAATTTAAAAATACTCTTAACTTATCTCTAAAGTACACAGCTAAAAGTAATTTGATTATACAGAGGTTAGTTTGTTGTTTGTCATTTTTAAAGTTTCTTGATGACAAAAGTTGCATCTTTGGGTCATTTATTCGCAATTTTTTTGAATTTACATTAAATAATTCAGAAATAGGATTAGCTCATACAAATACTGGAGATGTGACAAAAAATAATGTTAGAATTTTATTAACATCTGATAATCCAAAGAACCGTCAAAATGTAACCATACGTTTTAATGAAATTATAAATAAATTAAATTATATACTCGATCAAAACCGTCAAAGTCCTAATTGTTCTAAACCTTCATTTGTAAATTATCAATATGTTGGAATAAGCGATATGACTGACTTGATTGATTTTAACGGACATATTATTCCAAGAAAGACATTAGTTATGTCAAATCTATTTGATACATTTAACATTGAGTTTATTGCTTGGAAACCATCATTAGCATATACTTTACCATTAGATTTGGTTGCATTTAATACACGAGGATTTTTTGTATTAACTTCATTAGATACTTGGTTTGCATCTGAATTAAATCTTGTAACAATTTTTGAACAAATTATAAACAAACAAGTTACAATCACACAGCCATTGATTAGATTACAAGATGTTGCTTTTCCACAAGATAAAAGTCCAGTAACAAGAAATACAAAAGTAAATTATTTAATGAAGATGTTTAATATTATTAAAAGTTCATATTTGCCTTTTATGGAATGTAGTTATACATTTTCAGGAGCTGTTCCAAAAATTATAATTGAAAAACTTGAAGATTGTCCGATTACAGGTTGTTCTGCTCCATATCCAGTATTTATATTAAAATGCGGACATAGTATAAGTTTAATGGGTTATAAAGGTTTAATATGTAAAGGAGATACAGAATTTTCAGAAGCAATTAAATGTCCAATGTGTAGAAAAGATTTGACAATATCATTTGAGAATATAATTAAGAATACATTTTCATATGATAAAAGATTAGACACGTTAGAAATAAATTCAAATAAATTATTTAATCAGATGTTGTTAAGCGAAGATGCACAAAAACATATATAATTTTTTTTATTAAAAAAATTTAATATTTTAATAAAAATAAATGAGTCCACATTTAATAATTATTTTTTTAATATTAGTTTTCATAAGTATATTGGTCACAGAGCAATATAACTTTGAATATTTTAGAATGGAGCATATTCATTTTATGAGTAAAAAAGAATTACAAGATTTTTTTAGAAATGATCCTGATAACTATTTCAAATCATTTAATGAAATTAATTTAAGAGCATATGGATATCTTACTATTAAAGATTATGTCAATGCATCAGTTAATGATGCAGATGATTTTACTTCTAAAGAAAAAGAATATTTGACAAAAGAAATGAATCGTGCTGATGAATTTTTAAAGACTTTTGATAAAATTCCATATTTTCCTGGAAAAATTGTAGCAGATATTCCTTGGAAGTTAGCAAAAACAAAACACAATGTATATGAAAAAGGATATCCTCATACTAGATTAGATATTATTTTTATGCCTGGTGATATATTGATGGATAAAGATGTAATAAGAACCTTAGTTCATGAAAAAGTTCATGTATTTTCACGATTATATCCTAAAGAAATGGATAAATGGAGTAAACATAATGGTTATAAAAAAATTGATAAATTAATTAATTATCCGTTAGCTAGAAATAATCCTGATGTTGACGGTATTGTATATTTAGATAAAAATGGAAAAGAAACATTAGCACAATATAGAACTAAATATCCACTAAGTATAGAAGAAGCATTTTATCCATACGGTGAGGATTATACTAGAGAACATCCAAATGAAACATTAGCTTATAAAGTAGATGCTTATATCAGATAAATTAATATTGTTATCACCATACCCAAGTTAATATTAATTTATGCTAAAATTTTCTTTTGTCTTCCTCTTTTTGGTTTAGCTGGCATTGAAGACTTTTCATCTTCAAGTTCTGTTACATTATTTAACTTACTATTCTCTTGAAGTTCATCCCAATTATTATTTGATTGTGTTTCGTAATATTCTTGTTCAGTCTCTTTCTTAGTATTTAAATTTAAGAAATCTTCATCAGCTTCATCTGCTATCATTTCTAAACTTTTAATATAAACAGAAATATCACCTAATCCTCCAGCTTTCATCTTAATCTTTAATGGTAAATCGTCATTTAAATAAATATGAATAGATTGACTTTGACCAGCACACTTACATAAACTTGTAATATGAGCTGTCTTAAATGTTTTACTATATAAAGAACAATCTCTATTATCTTCATCATCTATATTACCAACTTCTAATTTACGGTCGTGACGGTCATCATCACAAACTGAAAATTTAATATATTCTCCTTTTGATTGAATAAACATTGTATCTGAACTATGTTGTAAATTTTTTGTTCCTTGAAATTCTTTTCCTGACATTACTACAGGATTTTCATAACCACAAATTGGTTCCATAATTGTCGGTTGATAAGATGCAATTCTAATGTTTGTAGTTAATTTATTATTATTATCTGGAGGTTCAACGCAAATTCCTAAAGTCATTGATTCGTCGTCTTCATTTTCTGTAATAGTAATACTAATGCTATCTTTCTTCTTAATATTTTTTAAAAGCTTATAAAGAGTTGTACTATTGATTAAAAAGTTAATATCTTTAATGCATTTAAAATTACTTCCAAAAGCTTCTTTATATAAAGAGATTTCTACTAACTGATTTTCTGGTTCATTTGCTTGAAATAAAAATATACCATTATTATTAATAGTAAATTGTGAATGAGTTAAAGTATTTGCTAACAACTCTCCAATTATCTTAATAACAAAAGCCTCTTTAGTTTTTGCTTTAAAAATTTGTCTTCCAGAAACTTCACTCATTTTCTCTAATTATAAATTAGGATTTTATTTTTTTAAATAGATTTAAGTTATTAAGACCTCTATTGATATATAATGACCAGCCTGATTAGCATTGATATCGGACTAAGAACTTTGAGTATTTATAAAGAATACTTTGACGTAGATAAAGCAAAACAATTTAAACTTCCAAAACACTGTTACAATAAACTTGGAGAAGCTACTGATGAAATGAAGACTTATGTAAATAATGTAGGAAAATGCGGTCACTGTGCTTTTATTGTTAAAAAAGACCTTGGAGAACGTAAAGATTATTTTTCTGGTAAAGCCATCATGAATCTTTTTGTTTTTCTTGACGAAATTGAACTCGAAGGTGTATTTGACGATGTTGATGTAATTGTCGTTGAAAGACAATTGACAAAAAATGGAATAGCAACTGGATTAATGTATTATCTTCAATCTTGGTTTATGATTCAATATGGACTTTTCAAAAAAATTATATTATTTCCTGCTAAAAATAAAACTCGTGTATTAGGTGCTCCTTTAAAACAAGAAGATGATAATGGTAAAGTAATAAGAGTTGATAAAGCATTTAGAAAAAAATGGAGTACACTACGTGCTTATCAAATTCTTGAATTAAGAGACGACCAAACCACCATAAAATATATTTTTGAAGAAAATAAAAGTAAAAAAGACGACCTTAGTGACGTGATAACACAGGCTCTTGCATATAACATATTAAAGCTTAAAAAAATATAAACTATAATAAATAAAAGATGAGTGATAGTGAAATGTCAAGTCGTTTAAGTGCTTCTGAAAACGAATCAGAACAAGAAAAGGATGAAATAGATGAACGTTTTAAGAATTTTTTTTATTCAGGTAAAGATTTTACTCCTTGTAACAAAGAATATGAAAATCCAAATAATTTGATAGGAGATATTGCAACATTATCAGATGCAATTGAAAATGGTTTTGAAGATAATGAAGCTCTACATCAAGTAGAAGATTGGCTCATTCAAACATTTATTTATCATATTGCCAAAGAAACATATGACAATGATACAATTAAAAAGATTGCAATATTGTTTGCAGACGTTCCAGAGTATGAAAAATGGTATGCTTAAAAATTAATTAATAAAATAATTTTATTAATTAACTTGTAAATTTAAATTATGACTTAAATCCTGCTGCAATTTTGTCACACAATTCATTCTCTAAATTATTAACACAACTTTTTAAATCACATTCTATATCAGATATATTATTAGAATATTTCATATGTTCTATTTCATTTCTATCTTTTATTTCATCTAATTCTTTTCTTGCTTTATTACATAATTCAATTAATTCGTCTTTACATAACGTTAACATTCTCCTTACAAATGTAGTTGCATATTTTTTATGTTCTATTTTATTATTAATGATATATGTTATTTTTCCTCTTGACATATCATTAGTGATAAATTTATTAGATAAAATTTTTACAAATTTAATAATGATAGATTTACAACCATTTTTAATGTTTTGTGTAGTTATTTCATTATATATTTCGTTTAGTAATTGTTCTTTAGTTATAGTTTGTATATCGTCTATATCTTTATATTTTTTATATTCTTTAACACTCTGTTCTTTGTGAACTTCTGTTTTACATTGTAATTGAACTTTTAATATTTTATTCTCATCTTTTAGAGATTTAATTTCATCTTTATATATTGTTATTATTTTTTTATATTTTTCTTCTTGTAACTTTAATTCATTATGTAATTTATTTAATTCTTCTATTAAATCTTTGTTATATAAATCTTTTTTTAATTTACATTGCTTTATATGTTCTTCATAAATAGATTTAACTAAAAAATCTTTATTACAATGTATACAAATAAATTTTTTAATATCTATTTTTCCTTCTTGTAATTTTAAACATTTTTTTGATGTTTTTTTATGATGATTAAGACTTGAAATTGTTTGATATGTTTTTTGACAAAATTCACAATCAAATGACATATTTTAGGGTGTGGGTAAGAGAGTGATGATGAAGAAGAAGATGGTGTTAGTTGCTGTTGAGAATTATGATGATGATGGTTATTATCTGGGTAATTCTCTTTATATTCATATTTTATTATAAAAAAAATATAATAATTTAAATTTTAGTTTTTTTATAAAATTTTTATATTTTTTATGAAATCATTAACAAGTAATAAAAAATGTATTTTTTATTCTTACTTTGAAAGTTTTTTATAGAAGATTTTTTCATGAAAATACTTTTAAAAATCAAAAAAATATTTAAAAAAAATGTGTGTTGTTTATTTTTAAGTATATACTTTTTCAAACTGAGAAATTAATCTATATAAGCACTTTTTAATAATTCTGATCTTTCTTTATCAATAATACATTTGTAATCTTCTGTAATAACAAGACCATAATCGTTATAAAATATTTCTTTATCAAATCTTTTATTGTCTAATGCTTCCTCATAATCTTCTTTTAATTTATTTATACGAGTTTCATCTGTCTCATATTTTAGTTCACTTTTTGTAATACCTAAATAAAAGTCTCTAAATCTTGTTAAATCTTTATATAAAAACTTGATATGATCTAACATACTATCTATTGTTGTTTCTTGTCTACTGATTAAAGATAATAATTTTAGACGTTCTCTTTGTAATTCCATTGTTGTTTCTTGACTATTGATTAAAGATAATGATTTTTGATATTCTCTTTCTAATTCCATTGTATATTTATATATATATTATTTTTTTAAATTATTAAAAATATATGTATTTATTTTTAACTTATTAAAAATAAATATTTACTTAACTTTTTAAAATAAAAAACTTTTCTTTGGCATTCTTGCTTGTTCTTCGTCTTCTTCACTTTCTTCTTCTGATTCTTCTTCTCCAGGACTCTCTTCTCTTTTTTGGACTGGTTTCTTTAAAGGAGCTTGAGGAACTTTTACTGTAATATTCTTTTTTACTGGAGTAGTTAAGTCAGGTTTCTTTTCAATATAACTCATCAAAACAGCTACATCGTTAGTTAAACGTTCTATTTCAGACTTCATAGCAAGATACATTTCTTTGGTAAATTCAAAGTCGTTTGATTTAGTTTTTATTAAACTTTTAGATTCATTAGATTTAGTTAAAGTCTTTTTTTCTTCTTCTTGAACTACATCGTCTTTACCGATTGGATCAACTTGTTTTTTATTAATTTTATCAACGAGATCTTTAAGTTCTTTTTCTTTCGCATTATAAAAAATCCAACCACCTTTTGCTCCAGTATCTTTATTAGTAATATGTTCAGCCCATTTACCTCCTCCAAGTTGATTGAGATTACCATAGTAAGGTTTAGTATTACCAAAAACAGCAATAGCTTTTTCAGAGTATCTTATGACAGAGATAGACATTATATGAATAATTTATATATGTTTAAAATATAAATTATTTTGAAAAAATCATTTTATTTTAAGATTTGTTTATATTCTCTGTAAGATTTGATAATAAAGTTTTCCCATGATTTTTTTAATATATTTACGTTTTTTTTAGGTTCTTCTTTGTCTTCGGGTTCTCGTTTGTTTATAAAAGTTTTTTTATCTTTATCATAATAAATATCTTTGATATTTGTAATTTCATTATTTTTAAATTCAATATCGTCAGAGCGATGAGTTCTAAATTCAGTTAATGCAAAGTTAATCATATTAATAAGAGATTTTGAACTTTGGTCGTTAAGTTTATATTTTTGAGATTGTTTTAAAACAAAGTCGTGAATGTATTGTTGTTTTATTTTACGAGTTTTAATTTGTTTCCAACTCTCATATTTTATATTGATTCCATCGCGTTCTTTTTGTTCATTTTTTAAATCATTTAATGAGTAAATACAACCTTGAGTTTTTAAAATTTCAACTAAATCTTGAGCTATAGTTTCGGAATCTTTATTTTTAAAATCATATATAAATCCATTACGTTTATATACAGAACTTACTGTATTATTAAATATAACAATATTCTTAGGACATTTTCCTCTAGACATATCGTCAAAAAGTTTTTTCCAAAAAATATCAGAAACATATTCTTCGCATTGTTTTATTTCTGGATATATTACATCTCTTATTCTTTTATTTTTATCATCCATTTATTATATATAATAAATAATTCTATAAACCAATTAAAGAAATAAACTTTTAATAGTAAAATGACAAAAGTAGACATTAAAGAAGAAGATGTTGTTCCTTATGGAATTGTTAAAACTATTGATTTACCTGTTAATAAACAGATTAATACTTCTTTAATTGCAACTGTTTTAATTATTAAGACAAATAATAATCTAGTAGATACTTTAAATTCTGTAAAAGAAATTTCTGATACTTTTATTGTATTTAACAATACAAATGATAGTTCTATTATTAAAGATTTTTGTAAAACAAATAATATTAACTTATTTTTACAAGAAAAAGAAGGTGAAATTAACGATGATTATAGAAATCAATTATTAAAGTTTGCAGATGATAGTAATAAAAAATCTGAAAAATATTTATTATTAATGGAAGAAGGAGATATCTTAACTACTCCTAATGAATTAATGAAGTTTGTAGAAGAAAATAAAAAAGGTACTCAATGTTATGCGTTGAGATGTCAATATCCAGTTCAAGCAGGAGTTATGTATATTAGATTAATTAAATCTCATAAAGGATTAAAATTTAAAAATGGGTTAATTAATATAGCTCAAGGAAAAAATCAACCACCAAAAGATGTAGTTACTTTAGAAAATATAATTTTAAAAATGCATTGGAATAAACAATTAATGGCACTTGTTATGATGGTTAAAAACGAACATTTAAGATTAGAATATTCATTTGATTCTGTAAAAGATTTTACTGATACATTTATTATTTTAGATACTGGTTCAACTGATAATACAATTGATATTTGTAAACAGTATTGTAAAAAAAATAATATTAATTTATATTTGAAAGAAGAACCTTTTGTTAATTTTGAAGTTTCAAGAAATGATTCTTTAGATTGGGCTGATGAAGCATTAACAAAAAATGGAAAGAAAGAAGAACGATATCTTTTATTCTTAGATTGTAACGATGAATTAAAAAGCGGACCAGAATTAATGATGTTTATTCATACTTATCAAGGACCAGCAACAGGATTTTTCTTAAAACAACAATGGTGGTCTGGAAATAAATTTGAATCTTATTTTAATATCAGAATGGCTAAAGCTCATAAAGGATGGAGATATAAAGGTGTCGTTCACGAATATATTAAAACACATATTAAAGAATATGATATTAAAGAACGATTAGAACATATTATTTTATTTCAAGATAGAACAAAAGATGATGATAAATCACAGAAACGTTTTAGCAGAGATAAAGGATTGTTATTTGATGCACATTTAAAAAATCCTGAAGAACCTAGAACTATTTTTTATTTAGCTCAAACTTGTGGTTGTTTACAACAAATAAACGAAGCATATAAATATTATTTATTAAGAACAAAATATAATGGATTTAGAGAAGAAAATTATCACGCATATATTCGTTTAGGAGAATTATCAATAGGATTAAGACATCCTTGGGAAGAAAGTCAAACTTGGTTTTTAAAGGCATATGCGCATTCAGCTAGAGCTGAACCATTGATTCATTTGGCAAGACGATATATGGAATATAATATATTTAATGAAAGAAAACCAGATTGGTTAATGGCTTATATGTATGCAAGTATGGCTTGTAAATTATGTTATCCTGTAGATCAAGTATTATTTGTTGATAAAAAAGTTTACAATCTAGACAGATGGAGAATTTTAGCAAGATGTGCATATCAAGTTCAACAATATAAAGAAGGAAAAGAAGCTATAATCAAGGCATTAATGTATGGCAAAGGAAATGGAAAATTTGGTTTGTTAAATACAGGAGAAAAGAGTTCTACTGAATTAACCTTAAAACAACGTATTAATGAAATCACTGAAAATGATAAGTCAAGTGATTGGAATTCTGATTTACAATTATTAGCTGAATATCTTAAAATAGATAGCGAAATTGGTGTAGCTATTCAACAAGCAGCAGTTCCTAATTTTAAGACATTAACTTATATTGTCCATGATAAAGCAAGATTTACTCCTGCAGCAGAAGGAGTTCCAGATAATACATTTACATCTCAAGAAGTATTAGGAGAGGCAACTAAGATAGCAATTCAAAAATTAAAACAATAATTTATTAAAGATATTAATTAATAAATTATAATTCAATATTACTTAATACATATTCATACGTATGTTGTTTAATAAATTCTGTAGCATTTATATTAATTTGTTTACATTCTTCATCATGTTCTAACGCCCATTTATATTTTTCTTCTAAATCACTTAAATCTCCTTTGATAGGTATATAATGAATCCATTCTTTTAATTCTTTATAATACCATTGTTCATAATGACTATCTACTTTAAATACTACACTATTAGAAAATAATTTCCACCAAAGACCACTCCAAGCATTTACTTCTCCGTCAACATCAATCATATATTTATATTTTAAAAATTCTTTTTTAGTTGTGTCATATGAAAAATTTGCATCTAGCCATTCTTCTTTATATTCGCATAACATTCGTCTTTGACTTTTTGGTATCTCAGAATTTTTATCATAAGCATGATAACCTTTTCCATGTAAACCTCCTCTCCAAAATATTTTATTAATTTTATCATTCCAACTAATATTGTCAATAGAGCTTATTTCTTTTAACAATTCAACATGACCTCTATAACGAATAAAATAATCATCAGGAATAAGAACAGTATAAAGATCATTTTTATGTTTTCCAAAAGCAATAACTTTATCTGAAAAAATAGGAAAATCATCTTTATATTTATATTGTTGACTAAAAGTTCCATAAACATTATTACGATATATTTCAGTACATTTTCTCAAATTATCATCATTAGCATTTACAAAATTAGGATTATCAGATGGCTCTGAATGTTCTCTCCAACCATCGTATACTGTAAAAAAATATCTAAAACTTTTACAATTTGGTTTTGATTTAATATATTCTTGAATAAATTTTAAAAATTCATCTACTCTAATTTTATAAATAGTAAATAAAGGGACGTGACATTCTACTGTTTTTTGTATATCGTCATATATGATATAACCAAGTTCAGGAACTCTAACCAATACTTCTTTATATGTTAATGGTTTTTGTTCATTTATTATTATTTTATCTGTTTCAAAAATTTTATCTGTTTTAAAAATTCGTTGCCAAGCTCTTTGTAATAATTCTTTCATCTTAATTTCATTGTGTTTTTGATGTCCAAATGCTCTATGCATACCCATTGGATCATCACACCATATAGTTTCCATTGAAAAATTATTTTTATCTTCTAATGTCGGTATTTTATTTAACATATCTTGATTTGTATATGAAAAAAATCCATCTTCGTTTTCATTACATATTCTTTCTTTACACATTTGTAACATTTTTTTTCTATTTCTTAAAGATAAACCTCCATTACAACCTCTATGAGGACTAAACGACCAAGCCGCTCCAATAAAGTCAAATGTTAAAAAATCTGAAATATTATCTTTTAAAAGCATTGTATCAGTTTGAAATATTAATAAATGAGTAATTTTTTCATCAAATTCATTATAAAAATTTTCACTTGTTAATAATTGATTATATTCTGGTTCTGTTAAATTATCTTTTGGTAACAAATGAATATGAAGATTCATAGTTTTTCTAATTTCGTTTATTGTTTGATAATTTTTATTACTACAAAATACATGTAAAGACCATCCTTGTGGTGCTAATAAATACATAAAATTATAAATAACATATTTTAATAAAGGATGGTCTCTAGGTTCAACTAAAACTGCAGCTTTAGTAGTTCTAAAATTATTATAATGTTCAAATTTTATATTTTTTGTTCGTTCATAAAATAATTTAAACCATTCAATCCAATACTCTGGAAACATCTCTAACATTTTTATAAATCATTATTTAATTATTTAAATGATGATTTGTTAATTTTACATACAATCTCTTTGAAATGCTTTATCAAAAAATGATAATCTCATTGCTGCTTTTAATTGTCCGTTTACAGGTTTAGCTAATTTATAACTCTTTTGTTGAGATTGTTGATTTAACAATGGATGATTTGGCATTTCTCTATCTTCTATTTGAATTTCTTGATTATCTAATGAAGGAAGAATAGCTACAGTTCTCTTCTTTCTTCTATTCTTAACGGCATCTCTACTCATATTATTGATAACTTCTTGAGTAACTTCTTGTTGTTGTTGCTTTTGCTTTTGTTTATATTCTTGAACTTTAGGATCTTTTGCTAAAACAGCTTCTAAGTTACGTTTATACTCAGTAATACGTTGTTCAGCATAATTTCTCATACGTTGGGTTTTAATTGCACTATGCATCTTACTTATTATAAGGTATATATAATAATTTTAAATTAATATTATTAAAAATATTAAGTTAAAAAATATTTAAGAATTAATTAATTATTTTTTTTATATTTTTAAGCAATAAATAACCCATTTTCTGCTTCTTTAATCTTTAAACAATTGACAGTTTTTTCCTTTCCTCTTAAAGCTGATTTAATATTATCTAAAACTTTTACAGAATCCATAACACCAGCTTGTTGGAGAACGTTTAAAATATCATTTTCTCTTTCATTTTTCTTTTTCTTTTCTCTATGTTTCTTTTCTTTAGTAATGACTAACATATCTTTATAACGAATTGCTTCACTATCTTTATTTTTTAAATATTCAATAATATTTTCATCAAGATCTTTCTTACGTTCTTTTAAACGTTTAATTTGTTCAGAAAGACGTTTAATTTCAACATTAATACTTTTAAGTTCATTCATATCAGATGCGATTTGGACAGCAGACATTTTTTAGTTCTTGTTAATTATTTAGAAATTATTTTTTTAAATGAAATTTTTTTTATTATAATTTCTAATTTTTTTTATTATCAAAAAAACATATTTTTACTAACCTTCATTTACAATATGTATTTTAAATAAAATAATACTTAATATAATATTAAAATTTAAATATTTTGTTTATATATGTAATAATGGATTTATTAGATATATTAATACTTCTTATAAAGTACAAGGGTGAAATTTCTACCTTTATGCTTTATTATAATATGTTTAATTACACTTATTGGACCTTAAAAATGACATCTAAAGTCCCTGTTTATATGTACAAACGAATAACTTATAAACCAATTCAAGAACCGCCTGAAGACTGGGAAATTATCAATGAAACAGAAAAATCTGATTTATAAATTAATTATAATTTAAATAAATACCTTTCTATATAAAAGAAATGGAATTACCACCATCTACTTTTAAAGCTGATGAAGAAAAGATTAATGTTGAGCGCACTCAAAAAGCTCCTCAATGCATGCTTGATATGCCCGCTCCTGATGCTCAACGTCAATCTCTTACCCCAGAACAGACTCAATGTGCTAAGTCTCAATTGATTAATAAGAATTTTGTTTCATTAGATTATCCTAAAAATATTAAGTTTAGAGTTGACCCAAGAATTCCTTCTCAAGGTATTGGCTTAGTTTCTTTTATTCCTTCTAAGAATGCTCGTCCAGACCAAGATGGTTGTTTTGGTGTATTAAAGCTTAGAGGAAACTTTCCAACCGTAGAAGAAGCTGATAATTGGTCTGAAAACTTAATTAGAAATTATGATAGTTTTGCTGAAATTGACTTAGTTTACGTCGGAAAGGATTTTCCTTTAATGGTTGATAATACCATTTACACTCCTACTACTAGAGAAATTGATGTTAGAAAGAAAGTTGATGAAGTTACTAAGAGTCATCTCAAGGCTAAGCAAGAAGAAGAAAGAAAGGAAATGAAGGAAATTCAAGAACGTCAACAAAAGCTTATGAATCCTACTAACGCTGAAGAAAAAGAACAAGCTTTAGATGACCTTGATTATTACATTCAACTTAAGGTTAAGAAGGCAAATGCTGATATGGTGATTGATGAAGCAGATAAGAAGAAGGAAGAAGCAAGAGTTGTATCAGAAAAGACTTCTAAGGAATTAGAAGAACTTGATGCAAAGTTCCCAGAATATCAAAATGAATATATGGAAAGATATCAAAATGCATTAGCTGCAGTTGGTGCAGATGCAACTAAGAATCCACTCATCAATTATATGAGAAATCAATTAGATAAAAAGTAAAAAGTTAACTAATTTAAATTAATTAAATTAGTTAAACATATAATATAATTATAATAAAGATGTCTCAATCGTTTATTTCTAAAATTACTCCTGAAAAGAAAAAACTTCGTGAATTAAAATTTAATATTTATGTGACAGCACAACTTACAAATTCTATCTCTAGATACATCTGCATCATTCTTGATAAAAATTCTAATAAAAAAGTTTTATCAAAACGTATTGAAGGTAATTATGTTTTAGCTTTTATTCAAGGTTTAATTGACGGCATAAAAACTATTTTATATAATATAGAAGAAAAATATCATAACTATTGTTTAGTCACTATTAAATCTGATAATATATTTTTCTTAAGTTTAATTACTGAATGGATTGGAAAATGGAAACATCAAGAATTTAAAGATCGTGAATTTTCTTCAGAATTAAAAGAACTTTATATTTTACTTAGCAAAATTAATTTTAAAACTAATTTAATTTATAAAACTTCTGACGAATATGCCTGGTTTCTTGATAAAAAAGTAAACGACGTTAAAGAATTAGAAACATCTAAATAAATATGAAAATCTTTCCTATTCGTCTTACTCCTCAAAATATTAACGAGTTTTCTTCCTTTCATATAAAACGTCAATCTTATTATCTTAAGAAAATGATTTATGAATGGATGATTAGTCCTGCTTTTGAATCTCGTTGTTTTGACCTTCAAATGCTTCCTAAATATCCTCAAGATACTTTAGATAATATTTGTAAAGAACTTAATGAGTTAGGTTGGAAGACAAAATTAGCATTTGCTAATTCTGCTCTTTATATTTATAAAGAAGACGAAAATCCTTGTCGCTGGGAGTTTGAAGAAATGTGATTTTATAAATTAATAACAATTTATAAAATGATTTAAATATAAAATTATTAAATATAACAAACAAAATGACGATTGAAAAGCCATCGTATGCCGTTAGATTGGATACTCTTAATCCTCAAGTTAGAGAACGTGTTGAAAAGTTTGACATTGGCAATGATGGTGAACTTGATATCAACGAAGCTATGCAAGGTTTAATTACACTTCAAAAACAATCTAATAACTATAAGAAGATGATTTGGATGTTAATTCCTGTTCTTACTTTGATGGTCGCTGCAACATTCGGAACTACCATTTTAGCTATCAATTTGACTAAAGACATTAATCAAAATGATGGTATTCTTACTTCTAAAGTTGATAACACTCCAATTAGAACAGTAGAAGCAACTTCTAAAGATTTGATGTTTTCTTCTTTATTTTCAAACGATTATAATATGATTTCCAAGCTTCATTTTGGAAACGTTGTTTTAAATGTTAATGATATTTATCAACATACAGAACAAGATAATACTAAAACTGTCTATGTTAATTCTGATATGATTTTCTTAGGTTTAAATCAAACTGGAAGTTTTATGATTAAATATAACCAAGGATATGAGACTAATCCAATGGCTCAAATGATGTATCAAACTATTAACAGTTCATTTAGCCAAGTATCAATGGTAATTGATTATTACCGTACTACATATGGAGTCCAACCAACTTTTGATCAGATTCAACAATATACTTTTATGTATACAGTAACAACTTCAAAGGTTCCTCAAGAATATTCTATTTCAGACGATAAGAATATAATGTCTTCAAATATGGTATCTGCTACTACTAGAATGGCTTCTCTTGAAGAAGCAGGTGCTAATGAATGTCAAAATGGAGAAGTTAATAAACATTATTGTTCCAAACCAGGTGTCCCTTGCTGGGAATGTACTTTTACCAATGATGACCCATGCTGCGGTCTTCCAACGAGTTGGAGAGTATGTGCAACTCATACTAAAAGTGCATCTTACTTTTCAGACTGTAAGAGAACTAATTAAGTCTGATTTTTAAATGAGTTAAACATAAAATTTATTATATTTATACATATAATGAATTCTGAAAATAATAAACAAAGTGTTAGATTAAGTACTCTTAATCCTCAAGTTAGAGAACGTGTTGAAAAGTTTGACATTGCTAATGATGGAGAACTTGACATCAACGAAGCTATGCAAGGTTTAATTACCCTTCAAAAACAATCTAATAACTATAAGAAGATGATTTGGATGTTAATTCCTGTCCTTAGTTTAATAGTTGCTGCAACATTTGGAACTACAATTTTAGCTATCAATTTGACTAAAGACATTAATCAAAATAATGGTATTCTTACTTCTAAAGGTGATAATATTCCAATTAGAACAGTTGAAGCAACTTCTAAAGATTTGATGTTTTCTTCTTTATTTTCAGACGATTATAATATGATTACTAAACTTCATTTTGGTGTTACTACCTTAAACGTTAATGATATTTATCAATATACCGAACAAGATAATACTAAGACTGTTTATATTAATTCTGATATGTTATTCTTAGGATTAAATCAAACTGGAAGTTATATGATTAATTATAATCAAGGATATGAACAAAATCCAATGGCTAAAATGATGTACAAAATGATTAAAGATTCATTTAACGAAGTATCATTAATTATTGATTATTATCGTTCTGTATATGGGGTTCAACCTACTTTTGATGATATTCAAAGATATGTTTATATGTATACAGTAACTACTTTAAAAGTTCCAGAAGAATATTCTATTTCAGATAATAAAAACTTAATGTCTTCTAATTTAGTTTCGTCAACAACTAGAATGGCTTCTGAAGAATATATAGGATATAATGAGTGTCAAGGAACTCTTGTTTATATACGTGCTTGTAAAGAGAATGACTGTTGGGAGTGTACTTATATAAATGAACGTAGCGGTTCACGTGAGAGGATGTGTGTTCTGTTAGTTAAACCTTATCACATAGACTGTGTGAAAGTAAATTAAGTCTGTTTTTTTAAATGATTTAAACATAAAATTTATTATATTTATACATATAATGAATTATGAAAATAAGAATCAAGGAATTAGATTAAGTGTTCTTAATCCTCAAGTTAGAGAACGTGTTGAAAAATTTGACACAGGAAATGACGGCGAACTTGACATTAACGAAGCAATGCAAGGGTTAATTGCCCTTCAAAAGCAATCTAACAATTACAAGAAGATGATTTGGTTATTAATTCCTGTTCTTAGTTTAATGATTGCAGCGACATTCGGAACGACTCTTTTGGCTATTAATTTAACAAAAGATGTTAAATCATCTACTATTGAGGGAAATATTCCTGTATTAAAAACAATCAATGGAGAAAGTATTTCAGTTTATAATACGATGGAGCATACACATTTTTCAGAATTTCAAGAGAAACAAACTTCGGAATTAAATTTATTACCTCAATTTATTCAAATTGATTCTCTTAAAATGAAAGCTTCCGGAATGTTTCAAACACAAAATACTACTTATACTTTGACTGATTTTGGAACGTTTATAAGCGATGTTAATACAGGATTAACTTTTGAGCCTTTTACTCATTTATTAAATAACAAAATTGTTCAAGATATTACTAACTATGTAAATATTGTTAAGGCTATTGAAGTTGAAGCTCGTGTTAATGCTACTATTGAGATGTATAATAGTTTGTCTAAAGATGATCTTATTAGATTAGACAGTGAATTAGAAGAGTTATCTATCAAGTTGAAGACAGAACATATGTCAAAATTAACTGATGATGAACTACTTAAAAAGGTATCAGATCTTCAATCACAAATAGCTATTGTAGAAAAGCCTTGTAGAGATAAATTTTATTCTTGTCAAAAAAAACTATTTTCATCTTTTATTAAATGTAGAAATGAATTAAACACTTGTTTAAGTAATACTCAATTATATGTAAGTTATTCAACTCAGCTTAATGATATTTGGGGATTATATAAAAATTTTTGTGTAGCAAATTACTCTCCAGGATATCAGGATTGTCATGTTGGATTTTGTAATAATCAAGCTACTTGTGTAAAATGTGTTAATGATTTTAGAGAATATTATAATGATATTTTCAGAGGTAATTGTCCTGAAACTGGACCATAAATACACATACAATGGTTTATTAAAATAAAAAGTTAATTTTATAAATAAATTTTATAAAATTATTTACATATGATTATTTTTGATAACTCATCATCACTGCATTTTCTCCATCTTTATAATATTTTTGATGAAGTCCTTCACTTTTAAATCCTAAACTTTCATATAAACTTATTGCTTTATTACTCTCTCTAACTTGTAATATGCAACGTTTTTTACCAACTTCTCTTAAAAATAATTTAATCAAACTTCTTGCAATACCTTTTCTTCTATGTTCTTTTTCTATTGCAATAGACATTAATATAATTTCATCTGGCTTTTCATCTAAAAAATTAGGACATCCAAGTATATAACCAACTATTTCATTATCTTTTTTACAAACAAAATTATACTTTGGAAAATTCTTTACAATCTCAAACCATAATGAATATTTATAATTCTCTGGTAAATATGTTTCATTTATCTTCTTAATTATATTTACATCATTTGGTAAAGTATAACTGTATTTATACATTTATACTTTTTATTATACCCCCTTAAATAACATTAATTACATTGGATTTACTAAATTTAAATAATCATCTCTAAATACTTTATCTTCTAATACTTCTTTAGTTACATATTTATCTGGCAAAATATATAATAAACGATTTGTATAATACCACTTTACTGAATATTTATTTAATCGTTGTCTTTCTTCTTGTGATACTGTATTTAATGGAAGTATATGAACGTCATCTAATAAATTGTTCCAAGGAATAATATTTGTATAAATTATATTTAAACGTCCTGCTGATCCTTTTACTAAATTTTTACTACATTCATTTATATATGAACTATCATCAGATTTATTTACTTTTATTATTAATGTTACTTGTTTAATCTTGTCATGTACATTATATAAACTCTTTACTAATAATTGTTGAAGATAATTAATTTCATAAGTATCCCATTCTATATCACTCCATTTTATTTTTCAAAACTCTCGTTGAATATCCGTATCTGCTGTTTGCTGGGTATTCCAACAAGGTGCTTCAACTAAAAATGGAACTGAATACATTACTCTATGACCTTCTTCTTCTGTCTTCATCATAATCCAATCAATACCATTATAACCTCCATTTTTTTCAAGATGTTTTAATCCATTTTCTGCACCTTTTCTTGTTATAAGATAACAAGCAGTGCTTCCTAAATTTTCTTTTAATGCTCTTACTTTATCCATATAATATGCTTCTGGAATCTTATGTTTAGAATGAAATTCCATTTTATTATATTGACCGTAAGGATTTTGATGCAAAAACATCACTTCAAATTGGTCTTTATATTTATTAATCAGATAAATAACCTTTTCTGAAAAATCTTTTTGGACGATAACATCATCTTCAATTACAATTGCATATTCACAATGAACGTCTTTTAAAAAGTTTTTCCAAATTCTTAAATGACTAACTACACATCCAACTAATCCACAACGATAGTCATAATCGCTTGATTTAAATAATTTCATAGTTTTATGAGTTGGTTTTTCAAACTTACCATCAAATGCATCAACTACATCAAATGATAAAAGTTCATTATAATTATCTTTATAAAATTGTTGAAGTCTATCAAATCTTCTTTTTAAATTTACTACATAAGTTTTTATTTCTACTTGTTTAATACTTGATGATTCTTTTTTTGGTTCTTTTGGTAATACTTTTGTTTCTGTTGATTTTTCATTTTGAAGACTTTTTGTAAATTCATTTTCATTTTTTACTTTTTTAATCTTTTCTCCAAATTGTTGTTCTTCATTTAAATCATATGCATTAATCATATCTGAATCACGTTCATATGTTCTTCTTCCAATATGTAAACAAAAGACATTATCTAAAAATATAGTTCTATATCCTTTTGCATAATATATATGAGCGTATTCCATTTCAAAATGTTTTGCTTTTTCATTATATTTTCCAAGTTCTTTAAAAATTTTAGTATGTGTAATACCAACTCTCAAACTATAATGAGGCCAGTAATAACAATTTCCAGTTCCAAGTTTTCTAATTTCTTCTTCTAATTCTTTTCCTTGATAAAAGTTATGAACGAAATAACGTTGTCCGTTTTTTGCTAATTTCATTGTTGAACCTTTAACATAACGATATGTTGTAAGATCTTCCGCATAATTAACATTAATTAATGCTTGTCCGTATCTATTATCTTCTTTTAATATATTTAATAATTTACTTATATAATTATCTGGAAAGAAAAATTCCCAATCATCTTCTATATTCATTACATATGGTGTTTTAATCATATCCATTAACATATTTAAAGAACGAGCGTGACCTTTATTTGTCATATCTTTATAAATATATGTAATAAAAGGAAATTCTTCTTTCATTTGTTGTCTCATCTTTTCAGAACTATTATCATCTATAACAATCCAATCAAATAAATGTTCTTTCAAATCTTTTACATATTTTAACACACTAATGGTTGTTCTACGAAATAAATCAAATCTTTTACAAGTTGTCATTGTAACGGTAATTTTTCCTTCTGGATTGATTGGTTTATTTTTACTCCATTTAATATAATCGTCAATATCGTTTTTAGAATATTCACTAAAAGGAGTTCTTCCATCATTTGTGATGAACGCATAAACCATTGTATAAAGTTGATAAACAAGATAATATGTAGGTTCTGTAAGATTACATTTAAATAAATTTTTAAAGTTATCATTTAATTCTCCAGTATTACGTTGAATAAAAAATTTAAATATATTATTTATGTATAATTTTTCTTCAGGTGAAGTTAAACTAGAAACAATGATGTTACATTGTTTAGATACATCTTTTAATACATTTTGAAAGTCCATCTTTGTATAAAAAACAAATGTATTTTTAAATGATTTATTTTATATTTTTTATGTCAAAATTATCAAAAAATGGCACCTGTTAAAACTAAAAAGGAAATTGTATACTCTGATTCTGATTCTGAATTTGAATCTGACTTTGAAGAAGATGATATTGAAGACGACGAGAAAGACCCATTATTAGAAGATGATGAAAAAGAAGAACGTATAATTGACGATGATGATGAAGAAGAAGAATCTGAAGAAGATGAATTGTATAATGAAGAAGATGAAGAAGATGAAGAAGTTGAAGAACAACAAGAATTTGAAGATGAAGTACCAATAGAAGAATGTGTTGGAGAAGAGATAGGATTAGAAGAAACAGATGAAACTATAATAAATATTGAAGAAGAACCAGCTACTAAATATACTAAAAAAAGAACTTTAAAAGTAAAATATTATCAAATTCCTGGAACATATAGACAATATAATTTTGTAAATGATTTGACAAGAGAAAAAGTAATATCATCTTTGTTTGATATTCTTGAAAATCAAAAAAATGCTGAAACTTTTGAAAAATATATTTATCAATCAGTTGGTTCTGACATTGAAAATTTTGAAAATAAATTTAAATATATTGAAACTTTTCGTAATCTTATTGATTATTTAATCAACATAAAAGCTGATAAAAATCTTAAACTATCTGATATTTTAAATTTAGTAAAAAATAATCAAATCAATTTTTCTGCTGATTTTTATGAACCTTATAGAGAAGAGATTAAGAAAGAACTTAAGAAATCTCAATTATCAGTTGAAGTCGTTGAAGGTCTCTTTGAATGTCCTAAATGTAAAGGAAAAGAGACAGAATCTTATAGTGTTCAATTACGTCGTGCCGACGAACCTCCAACTGTATTTATTGAGTGTATTAACAAACGTTGTAAACATAAGTGGCGTATGGGATAACAAAATCTTAGATTTTGTAAAGTTAATTTTATTAATAATATTAATAAAATTATTTAAATTCCTTTTCCAACTGTTACTACTGATGTGTTTCTAGTAAGATTATTTAATTGGTCTGATAATTCTTTAAATGAATCACGGATGTCTTTATCAGTATAAACACTATAAAATATTTGTAAAGAAAAAAGACCTACTACAAATAATCCAATACTTCTGCTAAAATTATATCTAGTTTTTTCTTGATTATTTTCAATCGTTACTTCTTTAAATTTAAAGATAGAAACATAAAAAGATACTATAAAAGCAGCTGCAAATAACGCTAAAAGTCCATATTTAAAGATTGGTGTCAATGCCATTTTAATTATTATTAAAGAAATAATTTTATTAATATTTTTTAGACATTAATAACATTATTTAAATAAACAACTATATATGATTATACAATGATTACCGTAAAGTCATTTCTTGATAATTTAGATATTAATGATATCACTCAAGTTGGTTATGATGAAGATGATGATGACCAATATTTTTGGGATATGCTTAAAGAACACGTCATCAAAAAAAGAATCAAAGAAGAAAATATCAAAGAAACTTATAAATTATTACAACAATTTCTTCCAAATGATATTATTAAATATCATATCAAAGAATATTCATTAGAACCTGACTATGAATGGAGATTACATAATCTAGGATTAAAAATTGTAAATGAGACTCGTAAATATATTAAATATTTTGACTATCCTCCTGCTTTAGTAAATAAAAAATGTGGAGATATAACATTATGCGGTGATATTAAAGTTAACGATAAAGATTACCCTGATGAAATTAAAGAAATTAATTGTAAATTAGTTATTTTATATTTAACAAAATATGGATTAATTCCATATACAAGATTATGGTATTGGGATTTTGAAGAAGATTGGGATTATGAATATCAACGTAGCAAAGAAAAAGAAGTTTATGACGAATGGGATATGGCATTACATTCTATATTAAATGGCAAAATATTATGTAGACATTCAGTTAGAGATTTAAAGTTTCGTTTAGAGTTTAATGAAAATGAATTTTATGATGTAAATATTCGTAGTCTTTATAGAGACAAATATCCATATGTTTGGTTTGAAATACCTCCAAATGAAGAAGTTCGTCCTTTTAAAATTAAATTAATGGAAGATGACGATGTTATATTTACATCAAATAAACATTATGTTTAAATAATAGTTGAAACAACATATTCTGTAGGAGATCCTTTAAAAACAGTAAAAATAAGAACTAGAGGAATAACAACTAATAAAGATAAAATAAAAATTCCAGTAGAAGACCGTTTTGCATTTACTGTTCCTTTCTTTTTATCATCTTCTAATTTCTTTTCATTAGATGAAGCAATAATCATTGCAATCATAGAAAATAAAATATAAACAACCATAAATATAAATAATAAATTACGAGGAAGTAAAATCTTAACAGCCGGCAATGCAAGAGTCATCAAAAAGATAAAAACTGAAATTGTAATTAATCCTCCTTGTTTTGATTTAGAAGAACCAGCTAATAGTACTATACTTAATATAAAAAAAACTAGAAAAACTATAACTTGAGTAGCTAATCCAGCCATTTTAAAGAGTGGCATATAAGGTGCTAATAAACTGCTATACATAGCATCTTTAATTAAAGAAGACATTTATTTTTTATTATAAATGATAATAAAAAATATTTAATTATTTTCTTTTAGTTGTTCTTTTCTTTGCTAAAGATCTTTTACATTGAGGATGAGATTTTTTAACTTGAGAATAAGATACAGCTATAGCTTGAGCTCTTGATACCCATCTGCCTTTCTTAAGTTCTTTCATATTCTTTTTAATTTTATCTTGGAGCCATTGACGGCATTTAGATTTGACAGAACCACGTTTGTTACTAGAACGTTTAGATTGTTTTTTTGAGCGTTTACGAGACCCTGGGTCTCGTTTAATTCTCTTTGAAGAACGTGTTGATTTTTTATATTTCTTAGTGAGACTTTTTTTGATACGCATAGAACCGCATTGCATTTTTTATTAATATTAATTAATAAAAAAGATAATAAAAAATTAACCAAAAGTTGATTCAATGTCATATTTAACATATAAAAATCCATCTTTGTCTTTATGGTCTTTATAAATTAAACTAATTAAATCAGAATGTTTTGGTAATGTATTATTAACAAATAAATAAATACCTTGATCTGACTTTAATGTTAATCTTTTACGAATTGTAAAAAAGAATTCTCCATATGTCATTGCAGCAGGAACTAGATATTTATGTTTATCAATATCTTTGAGTTTTGCATTTGCACGTTGAACAACTATAGGAACTCTGTCAGGGTATTTTCTTCTGATACGAACGCATTCTTCAACTCTTTTAGCAAGAGGTTGATTCATAAATGAACTTTCAAAATCGTCTGTCATTGTATAATATATAAAACAGAAAATAATTTTTTAAAACTGTTTTAAAAGTGATAATCGATTCCAAGAATTCATATCATCAATTACTAACACTCCATCCTTCTCATAATCATAATTTTTATCTAAATGTATCATCGCTGACCATGATTTTATATTATCTATAAATATTGCATTAGATACACTAGTAAATATAGTTGGAATACTAAATCTATTATCTGCTATTAATATCATTGGTCCTGCTTTATCTATTAGCAAATTATATATAGAACTTGTTACTACTTCATTTATATCTATATTTTTTATAATTGATTCATTTTTAAAAATATCAAATTTACATAAATTAAATATATATGTATTATTTTTGTTAATTTCTTCTTCTTTAAAAGTATCTAACATATCTATACATATTTTTTTTATTGGTTTTGATATCCAATTTGTTAAATATTCTATTATGTTTTTAATTCGTTCTTTATCTGTGCTATATATAAGAAAAATGGGTCTAATTAAATTATCTCTTGTACGAAACATAGAAAACTCAGTAATATTAGAAACAACGTCATTAAGTTTAACGATTTTTCTTTCTGACATTTTTATATATTGAATTTTTTTATTTAAATGTGTTAAAGACACAACTTCAATAAAATAAAATGAGTAATAATAAAATCTTCGCAAAAATCTTATCTTTCTTAAATGAACTTAACAGAATGTTTGGAGATAAAGATGTCAACATTTTTAACTATTATAAAGTTTGCAAACACACTCCTATTACTAAACAAAATATCATTAAAAATCACGTAACTTTATTTAGTAATTTTCTTCTTCCAAACAAAGATAATATTATTAAACAAAACTTTTCTAAATTAAATCCATCTGAAATTAGAATGAGTGATAAAACTTATATTGACTTTAAACAAGTTTTTGAAAAAGCCAATAAAGAATGGAGACCTGCCATCTTTCAACATCTTCAATATTTATTATATTTAATTCATCCAGAAGAAGAAGTCAAAGAAGCACTTGTTCCTACTGAAAAAGAAACTTCTAAAGAAACTGAAGTTTTAAATAATTTTGTTGAAAAATTACAAGAAAATTTTAAAAATCACGAAAATAAAAATCCTGTAGAACTTGGACTTGACCTGTTAAAAAATGGAACTTTTATGAACATGTATCAAGACATTAATAAAAGTCTTCAAAATGGAGACCTCAAATTAGATAAATTACTTGGTAGCGTTCAAAATATCATTGGAGAATTAACTCAAGAACTTCCTAACACTGAAGGAACTGAACCAGCAAGTTCTCTATTAAATAATATGTCTAATATGTTAGGAAATATTAATCCTGACGGAACTACAAAAGACGGAAATGTACCTGACATTACACAAATGTTATCTGGTTTAACAGGCGGCTCTGGAATGTCTGAAATGTTATCATCTGTAATGGGCTCAATATCAAATAATACTCAATCTTCTGAATCACCAGACCTTGATATCGGTCAACTTATGACTACTATGGGTCCACTTATGTCTCAAATGATGGGTGGTGATTTATCTCAATTAATGGGACAAATGAATATGGAAAATAAAGAACAAGATGAAAGTTATTGAGAAGAATAAAATAATAACATTGGTGACATCTTTGTAAAAATACTCATATCTTTCATTTCAGTAATTGTTAAATCATTACAAAGAAAAAACTTATTATGACGTTTTATTACAGCAATATAATGTCCTCCTCCATAATTTCCCATATGAAAGATACAAGAGTTAAAATGATATTGTAATTTTATTGTTTTTATTTCATTAGTACAAGTTAATTCAAAATCATCTAATACTTCTATTGCTGAAATTTGTTTACAATTTATAATATATATTGAAAGAATTGGTGCTAACATTGTAACATCTTTATCTTCAAACATCTCTTGAAACGATTCTTTAAAAGTATTTTGATATAACATTTGAAAAGATAATAAAGGTTCATATCTATCTTCATTATCTGAAGTTTTAAAATGAAATTGAGTATAAAAAGCATCATAAACAAATGATTTAGTATATTGTTGAAATTTAAACCAAGAATTTAATGATGATATTTTTTTAATGGTTTCTAATTCATTATCTTTAAGTTTTATAGATGTTTCATTACATAATATATCAACTATATATAAAAATGCTTCTTGAGCGTCTTGTGGAACTCCAATTTGAAATTGTTTTTGAACTAATTGAACGATTTGATAAAACATATTATTGTCAATTTGACCTTTATCAATTCCTTCTTTTATTTGAATAAATAATTCAGTTGTATGACATTTTGGAAGTAAATCTAATAAACCGACGAATAATACATTATTAAATAAACACTGAAGAAGAGAATTTAACCAACATGTATTACCTATATTAGGAAAACCTATAATATTATTCATTATATTTTATTAATTAAAATATAATAAAAACTTAAATATCAATTTGGACGAACTACTTCAAAAACAGCTTGAACTTGATTTCCTGGATCTGGTACTACTGGAAATTTATAACTCTCAAAATAAGTATATTGATTATTTGGATAAAAATCTAAGATATCTCCTGTTGGCAAATATATTGTCATATGTAAAGTATCATTTTCTCTAAATGATATATTATGTGTCATAAAAGAACCTTGTAAAGTTAACCAAGTAGTATTTGGTAAGAAAGTAACAGGTACTTTGAAAAGTGCTTTTCTTGCTGTAGGATTATTACTTTCAATAGGAGAATTCCATGTCTGACCTTTTTCACTATATACAGAAACATATAAAAATGGATAACTTTGTAAAGTACCTCCATAACCACCTTTAACTTTTGCATTAGGAACAATTAAATTAATAAGACGAACTTTTTCACAAATTTCATTACTAAATACTTCAGTTCCATTATAAACTAATGGTCTACAATTATCATATGAAAAATCTAATATTTGATATGGTGTTCCTGCAGGAATTATTCCATTTAAAGGAGGATATACTTTTGCTACTTTAATAGGTCCAGCTCCTGTAGTATAATATTCTGTAATTCTTTTCCAAATAAAATTTTGAGGATTCGGGTCTGGAAAAAATATATATTTATTTGTATAATATCCATTTACTGGACTTGCAACTCCTCCTAATTCAATTGTTGTAGTATTTGGAGTATTAACTAGTAAAGTATCTTGATAAGCACCATTAATAAATGGGACTGGAAATTGTTTTCTAATATAATATGGAGTAAGTGCTGGATATGCTACTGGAAATGGCGGAGCTACTGTTGCAATTTGTGTTGTATTATCATATGAAATAATTTCTCTAAATTCTGAACCAATATTTATAACACTACCAACATAATAATTTACAATACTTGATGATAACACACTTAATGCCATTTGTGTCAAAGTTGAACCTCCTGATAACGCATCTGTTTCATATGGAAATGATAATAAAACAGGATCAAATGCTGTTAAAGGACTATTCTTTACAGCACCGTTAACAGGAATAACAAAATCACCTACTTTTGGATATGTTATTCTATCTCTAAAAGTTGAATCAATATCAATATAACGTGTTATACTCATTTTTATTTTATTATACAATATTTAAATTTCTTTTTATTTTTTTTATTAACAACACTTTTCTTCTCTAATTACTTCAAATACTGCTTGAATTTGTTTCCCAGGATTTGATAAAATCGGGAATGGATAAGTTGGAAAATAAAAATAAACGGGAGTAGGATCAAAATTTAATATTGTTCCATCTGGCAAATATATTGTTATATGTAAATTATCATTCTCTCTAAATGATATATTTTGTTGCATTAAACTTCCTTGCAATGTCACCCATATATCTGCATAGTTTGAATTAAATGTTATTGGCACTTTAAACAAAGAATTCTTTGCTAATGGATTATTTCCTTCTAATGGAGTATTCCAAGTCTTTGATGACTCACTATACAACGAAACATATACATATGGATAATTTAAGATTGTCCCTCCATTTGACCCTTCTATAGGTAATACTGGAACTATTAAATTTATTAATCTAAGTTTTTCACAAACTGCATTTCCAAATACAGATGTTCCACTATAAATCAATGGTTTATTATTATCATATGAAAAATCCATTATTTCATAAACTGTTCCTGCTAATACAATCGCTGGCAATGGAGGATATACTGTAGCTATCTTTTCTCCTGCTCCTGTTATCATATAATTTGTAATTCTTCTCCAAATATATCCTGATGGAGGAATAACTGTTCCTGGAACTACAGGTGTCGCAGCAGTAACACCATTAAAAAATAAATATTTATTATTATATTCTCCTTGACGAACTGATGCTGCTGCTCCTAATTTTACTTGTTCAAATGTAACTGAATTAACTGTTGTAACATCTTGAAAATCTTGAGGAGTAGAAGGAGGTCCTACAACTGAACCTACTAATGGATATGGTAATTGTTTTCTAACAGTATAAGTATCATTTGCAGCTCCACCTATATACATATCTAATGTTGCGTTTTTAGTTGTTCCATTATAAGCAATAATTTTTGCAAATAATCCTCCAACTTCTAAATATTGATTTATATAATAATTATTAACATTTGACGATGATGTAGATAATTGATAGACTACTGGAGGACCTGCTGCTACAGCTTGTAATAAACCAGTTTCAAAAGGAAATGCTAAAATGACTGGATCTTGTGCTACATTAGGAGAATCAGTTGGTTTTGAATTAATTTGTAATGAAAAATCTCCAACTTTAGGATATCTCAATCTATCACGATATGTTGAATCAATATCAATATATTTTATTACACTCATATTTGTTTACATTATAAATATATTTTTTTTAAATTTAAGAAAAATATATTTAATTAATATATAAATATGGAAGCTATTCAAGAAAATCATTCTACACAAAAACCTGAATTAACAATTGAAATACCTGTATTAACTCCTACAGATATTCAAATCCCTGAAGAAATTAAACAAGAAACAATTCAAGAAACCATTGAAGAAATTAAACAAGATGTTAAAACATTAATATCTACTAAAGATGCAATTGTAGACCAAGTTTATAAACAATTATTTGAAAGTAAAGATAAATTAAAATCTGCCTCTGCTTTTGACATTATCATTATGTCTATGGAACTCGTTGAAACTGGATTAGTCGCTCATATTAATAAAAAAGAAGTTGTTGTTGCTGTATTAGAACGTATTTCTAAAGGATTTGATGGAATTGAAGGAACATCTGATGATTTAATTTCTCAAGATACTATTAAAATGATTAAATCACTTTTAGATAACGCTTTAATAGATGGAATGATAGACGTCATTGTAAAAGCAAGTAAAAAATTATTTAATATTAATAAAAATAAAAAACGTTGGTGTTGTTTTTAATCATTTTTTTTAACTTCTCACTTTTTTTTGTTTTAATTTGTAAATTTACAAATTAAAACAATATTTTAATTATCTAATATATGTCTGACCCTACAAATAAAAAAAATAAAGAAAGAACTAACATCTCTGGGTTTACTTTTGATAAACCTGAAGTTCATACTTTAGTAGTAAAATTAGATGTAAAAGACTTTCAACTCTTTGAACAATTTATGGACTTAAGCATCGATGATAACGGCAGAGACCTTATCATAAAAGAACTCCAACGAAGAGACCCTTTACTTTTAAACGAACTTTACAACAATAATTTATGCAGTTATATTGAAAACCCTTCTGGCTCTTTAAAAAATAATTTATTTTATATGATGAAACACCCTCTTATTGACTTTTTAAAACGTATTCAAATTCTTGAAACTATCTCTACTTATGACACTAAATCTCAATCAAAAACTTATGAAACTATGATTGATTTAATTTACGACGTCAGCTCTTATAACATAGAACAACAAAAACAACTTAACGTCTCTACTACCGTCCTTTTTGACACCATCAAAAATATGATGAAAAAACCTTTTGTTAAACAAATTTTTGAAAAATTATCTGAAGAAGAAATTCGTCAACAACGTCTCATTCAAAGTTTTATAAATATTTTTAACAGTCAATATCTCAATGAAGATTTCAAATATAAACTTTTTGATTCTCTTAAAAAAGATGTTGATATTCTTAAAAATATTAAATTTGTTGTTTCTATGCTCCTTGTCTTATATTCTTTTATTAATTATCAATATAATTTATTCATCTGTCAATATCTTTTAGAAAATAATCATATTCAAAAAGAACATCTCATTCATCTTGTTGAAATTGCGAAACGAGACCCAGGGTCTCGTGAAAAGAGTGAAAATGAAAATTGCATTGCCGATATCGCTGACTTTTTAATTTCTGAAAAAATTGAAAATTATTCTTCATTAGATTTGAAAGAATTTAAACAAATTGGATTACAACTTTTTGAAAATATTAAATGGGATGCTTCTATAAAACATAAAAACATTTATAATAACAAACAAAATATTCATTCTATAAATATTGATAAAAGCATTAAACCATTCTTTGAAAAATTAATTAATATGGACTTTGGAGAACGTTTACCTGCAAATATTGACGATGAAAAGATTCATGAACTTATTGAAGAAATTTTGAAGATGTGTAAAGATACTATTGAAAAGCATAATATGAAATTAGATATTGTAAACAATACCCAAGGCATTGTAAAAATTGAAAGGACAATTCAACGTTTTATTTTAGACAATACTGTTTATACTGATAAGCTTGTATCATTGTTACATTTATTATTTAGAAGTTATTTGTATATAATGATTACAAATGAAGGCAACGAGGAATTATTAAAGCGTTTTACTGAAGAGTTATATGAGATGGCAGATACTTGTTCTACAGGACATTTGGTACGTTTAGCAAATATTTTCTCAGGATATGATGTGAATATGAATATGGATGTAGAAGATGAGTTGAAGGGATGTATTTTCCAGAGATTAACAAATATAATTAATAGTAAGAGTGAAGAAGAGCAAGACAAGATATATGAAAATACATTGTCAGAAGAGTTTATGAAGATCTTATCAAAGGATTTGGTTGGATTGATAAACGAGTTAGAAAAGGAATATGTAGAGTCAAAGATTATTTCGTCAACGACTTTACAAGAGTTATTTAGAAAGTATATAGGACTATTTCAAACAGGAGAAAAAGTGTAAAATGATTTTATAAATATTTTGATTTATAAAATTATCTAATATATATTAAATGACTGAAAAAGAAGTTGAACTTGTGTTTGTTGATGAAAGTGATGACGAAATTGACTTATTAGACACTTTAAAAAATTTATTAACAAAAATAACGGTAAAAAAAATAGCATCTGATTTAAATATATCTCCTGGAACTGTAACTAGATGGTTAGAACTTAAAGATGTTCCTAAACAATATGAATTTGACTTATTAAAATTATCTAATATTCCTATTGATTATTCTAAATATAATTCTAAACAAAAAGACCAATTCTTTACTCCTGTTGAAACCGCTAAAAAATGTTTTGAAATATTTTGTAACAAAATTAAAGAATTTGATGAAAATATAAAATATTTTTCTTTCATAGAACCTTCTGCTGGTGACGGTAGCTTTTTAAAAATATTACCAAAAAATACAATAGCTATAGACGTTGATCCTAAAGCAGAAAATATATTTAAACAAGATTATTTAGTCTGGAAACCAAAAGAAAATAAACGTTATGTTGTCTTCGGAAATCCTCCTTTTGGTTTAAGGGGTCATTTAGCTCTTAAATTTATAAATCATTCGTATGATTTTGCTGAATATGTTTGTTTTATTCTTCCTCAATTATTTGAAAGTGATGGAAAAGGTGTTCCTAGAAAACGTGTTAAAGGTTATAATTTAATCTATTCTACAAAAATTGATACTAACTTTTATGAGCCTGATAAAAATGTATTAAAAATTAATACGATATTTCAGATTTGGTCTAAGAATCATTCAAGTGAAGATTATGATATAAAAACTTATGATACCGATATTATGAAAATCTTTTCAATGTCAGATGGAGGAACAGTGGCTTCAACCAGAAATAAAGATATGATTGGAAAATGCGATGTATATATACCGTCAACATGTTTTGGAAAAGAAAATGTAAAATGTTATAATAGTTTTGAAGATTTACCAGGAAGAAAGGGATATGGAATAGTATTTTATAAAAATAAAGAAGATATGTTAAAAAAGATGTTGAGTATAGATTGGACTGAAGTTGCTTTTTTATCAACAAATTCAGCGTATAATCTAAGAAGTTCTCAGATATATGACAAGTTTGAAAAATAAAATGAATTTTATGAATATTTTTTAAAAGTAATAACAGAAATGAATCCAGAGCAATGTCTAATACATTTAATTGAAGAAGAATTAGATAATGAAAATTCTTTTGATATATGGAAAAATAGTCCATATAAAAATTTAGTAAAATTACAATCAAATAATGTTGGAAAGGTTGGAGAAAAATTAGTACAAAGATTATGTGAAAATTGTGATATCAAAGCAAATATTAATGGTGCAAAAACAAAAAAAAGAGGAGGTGGCACAGGAGATGGAACAATAAAAGGTAGAACAGTAGAAATAAAAACCGCACATCAAGGGTCAAAGACAAAAAGTTTTCAACACGAATACGGAGAAGTGCCTTGGAAAGCAGATTATGTTATACATGTAGATATATCGCCACAATGTATATATTTAACAATCTTTAAAAATTTTAGCGAAGAACATTATAAAGGAGGGATGAAATGCGGTCCTTATTTTCCTTCAAAAAAGACTACTTGGAGAAAAGGGACAGGATGTTTTAAATTAGATACAAGCGTAAAGATAAATGAAGAGAATATATTGAGAGGAATAACTTTTAAGTTGACAGAAGAAACAGATTACGAAGATTTAGAAGAGTATATAAATGATATAATTAAGGAATAAAAAGTTAATTAATTATAATAAAAAATATTATAATTAATTAAAAAGTATTAAATTTTTAAGGGTCATAGGACTGGTCTATAATTTTTAAATCAACACACACATTTATTAAAATTTTTTGAAAAATAAAAGTCCATAAAGTTAAAAAATCGTCTATAAAAAACTTTCAGACCAAGAATTAAATTAATACTTTTAATACTTTTTAAAAAATTACTAAAAATTACTAATTTTTTAGTAATTTAAAAATAAAATATTTATATATAATAAAAATGGACTTAGAATGCGAATTCTGTAAAAAATGTTTTTCTACAAAATCTAATCTATCACTTCATAAAAAAACAACAAAACGATGTTTAAAAATACAAGATGATTTAAAGAATAATCAAGAAAATAATACATTTGTATGTAGTTATTGTAATAAAAATTTTTCTTTAAAACATCACCTTGAATCTCATATATCAATTTGTAAAGATAAAAAAGAATTAAATAAAAAAGAAACATTAGAACAACTATTATTATTAAAAGATGAATTACTTAAACACGAAGAAGAGAGGAGAAAAGAAAAAATGGAATATGAACTTTTACAAATAAGATACAAAGATTTAGAAAAACAAAACGAAAAATTAAAATCTGAACTAGAAAAAGAAAAGAAACGAACTGCAAAAACAATATATAATATTAAAGTTCAAAATATAGTAAATCAGTTACCTGCAATGACAAATGAAAATATTAAAGGTTCTTTTTTAGAACATGTTAATAGTGACTCTATGAGTAAAGGAGCTAATCGTTTTATAATGGATTTTACTAATATGGCAAAAGAATATAGCGTAATTGCTGATATGTCAAGAGGAAAAATAATTGCTAAAGATGAAAAAGGAGAAAAAGTAGATCTTCAATTTGAAAGTTTTGTAAAATCTTTATTCAAAATATGCGAAGAACAAGGATTACAGTTGACAGAAGAAGCATTAAAAGAATTAAAAGACAAAGAAACAGACACGATATTTGATAATTTAAATATTAAACGAACAAATGAAATATATGATATTCAACATGCATTTAGAGAATCGGCTCAAGATAGAGACCATAAAATTTTAAATGAAGTAGTAAGTAGATTAAAAAAACAAGGTAAGTTAATATCAAAATAATTTTTTAAAATTATTAATTTTTAAAAAATTTTTATACTCTAAACACATACATATTTTTTGCCTCTTCTAACGTTGGTTGATATTTATTTAAATCTTTATTGACAATATTATGTAATTCCCAAGTACACTTAAAAAGTTCATCTCTACTATGAGCGCAATTGTCAATATCAATCTTTCCTAAATTATCAGCTAAATGCATTTGGCATTTTTGACAAGGTAATACAAAACGTAAACAAGATAACATAGCCTTCAAATTATTATAAACATCAATAGAACTTCCTGGTGCATATAAAGGTGTCATATGAATGATAAACCAAACTGGATTACCCCAATCAGCTTTATCTAAATATTTTGGATTATAAACGTGCATATAAAGTTCATTAAAAGGTTTAATTTCAAGATTATGTCCTGCTTTATTAAATAAAGTTTTGATATAACCATCAAGAAGATAAACCCAAGCAAATAATGTAAAATCAGATTGTAAACAAAATTCAAAGAAAGATTGAGGATTTGTATCAAGTTGATATTTAAAGTCTTTATAAGTATCAAAAAAAGTTTTCATAGATTGAGTGATATGATTAACTACATAAACATTAGGATTAATAAAATTTTGAAATTCATGGACGAAGTTGATATCAGGAAGAACACTGCTAAGAGATTCAATAAAACATTTCATAGCCATTTTAGTATAATCATCTTTAGGATTGTAGGTTCTAGCTAATACAAAGAGGGCTTTCATATAAGAGTTAAGCCAAATACGATAATCAAGTGATTTAGACATTTCTTTTTTTAATATTAAAAAAAGAAATTTTTAACATTATATTAATAAAAGTATTATTCTAATTTCTTTTTATTTTTTTTTAAAACATACCTTTCTTCAGACTCTTCTTCAACTTTAATTGGTTTTTTCTTAATGACATATTTTTCTTCAGATTCTTCTTCAACTTTAATTGGTTTTTTCTTAATAACATATTTTTCTTCAGATTCTTCTTCAATTATAATAGGTTTTGATTTTTTAGTTTCAGAAGATTCTTCATAAGGCAATTTAATATTTTGTTGAATAAAATTCATATCAATAGAAGTTTGTTTATTAAGATCAATATCTTTACAACGAAGATGATATTGTTTTCTACAAATTCTTTTATCTTCATCTGTTAAAGGAATCCATTCTCCTTTGATACCTTCTTTTGCTACAATAAATTTTTCAGTGGCACTTTTAAAGATGTAAGGAGTGTTACCGAATACAAAGTTATTAAATCTATTTTTACGAATGATAAATAAAGGTTCTGATTGGTCTTCTTCTGATTGTTTTTCATCTTCTTCTTTAATATTTTTTTTAGGTTCAATATCAGATTTAGATTGATGACGTTTACAAAATTTTTCATTATCATCTTTAATAGAGGCACTGCATTGTTCTCCTTTTCTATTACCTGAAGCTAAAATATAACGACATTTGTTAATTGGCATATTAAACTCTTTATGTTTATAAATAGATTTTAATTCTTTAACTAATTTGAAATAAATAGAATAAAAATAATCATCTTGGGTTTGATAAAGATAAAATTGATTGTCATTAAAAGATTTATAAATAGATTTATCAATTTTATTAACAATAGATTCTAGTAAGGAACTGTCCATAATAAAATTTAAACATTTATTTAATTTATTTCTTTAATTAAATAAATTTGAAATTATCATTTTATATTTTCGTCTTTTCTTTAATTAATAAATAAATAGAAAATGGCTTCATATTTTGGAACCGATACCGGATATTCAAGCATTGCAAATAATTACTTATATCTTCAAGTAACAGACTGTGATAAAATTTATAATTATGATATCACAACTCAACAATTACGTCAAAATGGAATTCCTGAAAATTTATTTGAAAACGGCTTAGTATTAGCTGATTTAACAATGAAAAATAATAATTGTTCTAGAAGTATAATGGATGAATATACACCAACTCCTGAATCATCAAAAGTTACAACAATTTATGATTTGTTATCTTTATATCCTGAGTTAAGTGAATGTAAAAAATTAGTTGATAGTGCAGATTTTAAAAAAGAATTATCACAACATAGTGGACCTCATAAGTATTGTACTTTTTTTGCATTTACAAATGAAAATGCAGGATTAGCATCAATTTGGTTAAAGAGATTTAATACCTTAGGTTATCAAAGAGAATTTTTAAAAGCTCATACTTGTAACTTTGTAGCAGAACCAATATTATTTAAAGGAAAAAAGACAAAAGTTTTTACAAGATCAGAAGGAAATGAAGTTTATGTCAACGGGCAAGCTATTCCAATGTATTTATATAGTGATGCAAAAGAATTAAATGGAGTGACATATTCTCCTCCTATGTTGAAGGTAAATATTATAGCATTTTTAACATGTGATAATGGTGCATTATATATTATTGATAGACCATTTTATCCACAGATTATCATTTAAAAAGAAGTTTATATATTGTTTTTATATATAACTTAAACAAATTTTTTTTAATAGTAATTATGACGGAATATATAAAAGATTTAGCAGTAGAAAATTTAGTCGTCGATTATGTATTATTAAAAAAAAGTGCCGTCGGTCCCTTCCCTTCTATTAAAGGAGATACTGGAGAACAAGGTACACAAGGTTATCAAGGAAGAGACGGTGAAAAAGGTTATCAAGGCGAAAAAGGAGACCAAGGATTTCCTGGAACAAGAGGTTTTCAAGGGTTACAAGGACCTATAGGATATCAAGGAGATCAAGGATTTCCAGGAGCAAGAGGTTTTCAAGGATTACAAGGTAATATAGGTTATCAAGGAGATGTAGGTTATCAAGGAAATAAAGGAGAAGTAGGCTATCAAGGAAGCATAGGATATCAAGGAAGTATAGGATACCAAGGAAGTATAGGATATCAAGGAAGTATAGGAGAAAAAGGAGATAAGGGATATCAAGGAGATATTGGAGATAGAGGATATCAAGGAGATAGAGGATATCAAGGAGATAGAGGATATCAAGGTGATAGAGGATATAAAGGTACAAAAGGAGAGAAAGGAGAACGTGGAGAAACAGGATATCAAGGAGAATGTGGAGAAAGAGGATATCAAGGAAATAATGGAGAAAGAGGTTATCAAGGAAATGATGGAGAAAGAGGTTATCAAGGAGAAAAAGGTTATCAAGGAAATGACGGAGAAAAAGGTTTACAAGGTAACATAGGATATCAAGGAAGTGTAGGATATCAAGGTTATCAAGGAGAAATAGGATATGATGGAGAACAAGGAGAGAGAGGATATCAAGGAGAAAGAGGTTATCAAGGAGAAAGAGGTTATCAAGGAGAAAGAGGTTATCAAGGAGAAAGAGGTTACCAAGGAAGTATAGGATACCAAGGAAATGTAGGAGCTCAAGGAGAAGTAGGATATGACGGAGAACAAGGAGAAACTGGACCTCAAGGATATCAAGGAGAAAGAGGATATCAAGGAAAAGTAGGAGAACAAGGAGAAAAAGGGTATCAAGGAGAAAAAGGGTATCAAGGAGAAAAAGGACAACAAGGATATCAAGGAAAGATAGGAGAAATAGGTTATCAAGGAAATATAGGGGAAAAAGGGTATCAAGGATTACAAGGAGAAAGAGGACAACAAGGAAATCAAGGTGATAAAGGTTTACAAGGAAGCAAAGGATATCAAGGAGAAAAAGGTATTCAAGGTAATATAGGATATCAAGGTTGGCAAGGAACTAAAGGTTATCAGGGAGAAAAGGGTTATCAAGGAGAAAAAGGAATAAAAGGAGATAAAGGTGAAATAGGATAACAAGGAAGTATAGGTTATCAAGGAGAGTTCGGACAAAAAGGAATAAAAGGAGATAAAGGCGAGATAGGATATCAAGGAAGTATAGGTTATCAAGGAGAGATTGGAAAAAAAGGAATAAAAGGAGATAAAGGCGATAGAGGAGATAAAGGCGATAGAGGAGATATTGGAGAAAAGGGAGATAAAGGCGATAGAGGAGATATTGGAGAAAAGGGTGATAAAGGCGATAGAGGAGATATTGGAGAAAAGGGTGATAAAGGTGATAAAGGAGAAAAAGGTGATAGAGGAGAAAAAGGTGATAAAGGCGATAGAGGAAGTCAAGGATTTCAAGGATTATTTGGAGAAAGAGGATTTCAAGGAGAAAAAGGGGATAAGGGAGACAAAGGTGATAAAGGAGATAGAGGTGATAAAGGAGATAGAGGAAATATAGGTGAAAGAGGTACACAAGGAATTAAAGGATATCAAGGTATACAAGGAGAAAAGGGATATCAAGGATTACAAGGAGAAAAGGGTTATCAAGGAGAAATAGGTTTACAAGGAGAAAAGGGTTATCAAGGAGAAAGAGGTGATAAAGGTGAAAGAGGTTATCAAGGAGAAATAGGATGTGACGGAGAACAAGGAGAAAGAGGATACCAAGGCTTGCAAGGAGAAAAAGGACATCAGGGTTTACAAGGAGAAAGGGGATATCAAGGTATAATAGGTTATCAAGGAGAAAGAGGTGATAAAGGTATTATAGGTTATCAATGAAGTATAGGTTGTCAAGGAATAATTGGTTATCAAGGAGAAAGAGGATTTCAAGGAGAATGTGGAGAAAAAGGAGATATTGGTTTTCAAGGGTATCAAGGAGAAACAGGATTTCAAGGATTTCAAGGAGAAAAAGGAATTCAAGGAATTAAAGGATATCAAGGAGAACATGGAGAAAGAGGATTTCAAGGAGAGAGAGGATATCAAGGAGAAAAAGGAGAGAGGGGATATCAAGGAGAAAAAGGAGAGAGAGGATATCAAGGAGAAAAAGGAGAGAGAGGATATCAAGGAGAAAAAGGAGAAAGAGGATATCAAGGTTTACAAGGAATAAAAGGAGAAAAGGGATTAAGAGGAGATATTGGTCCGCAAGGAGAAAAAGGAGAGAAAGGAAATGATGGAGCTTTTGATATGATAGGAAGTGTGTATGGAGAGTATATATATTGGGATGGAAATAACTGGACAACAGAAAATAATAATATAAAAATGGGAAGAAATGCGGGAAAAATAGTTCAAAAGTTAAATAGTGTAGCAATAGGAACAAATGCTGGAGAAAATAATCAAAATAAAAATAATATAGCATTGGGATATTGTGCTGGACAAAACGAACAAAATAATAATAGTATTTCTATAGGTACATCAGCAGGAATGAATAAACAATCACAGTATTCAGTGGCTTTGGGAAATTATGCAGGAACTCATAATCAAAATAGCGTATCAATAGCAATAGGAAACTATGCAGGAAATATGAGACAAAATGTGTCATGTATAGCAATAGGAAATAACGCAGGACAGTCAGAACAATTAAATCGTGCTATAGCGATAGGAACAAATGCAGGGCAAAATCGTCAAGGAGAGAATAGTATAGCAATAGGAAATAATGCAGGAATAAATAATCAAGTAAAAAATAGTATAATTTTAAATGCGTCAGAACAAGAAGTTAATAGTATTAATGAAGGATTATATATAAATCCTA